AAATTACTATGTCAATAACTATTTCAATAATACAGCAATACAATATTGTAATATTTTATTGCATTATATAGTAGAAATAATAATTGAAATAATTATTTTAGTATTTTTTCAATTTTTATTGCAATAAGGTATTGACATATTACATGCAATATAGTATTGTATAGTCAAGCCGAAAGACAAGGAACAAAATAAAAAAGCTCATCGCGCAGCCGTCCAAAGTTACACGATGAGCACCAAACAAAATAATATGAAAGGCGCGTATATTATAACATACGTGGGAAAAGGTGTAAACCATGAGAAAATTAACAATCGCAGAACTCAGAAAAAGAGAACTTGACTTTGCTATAAATGAATATAGCATAGACCCGGAAGCCGCAAGACATCTTATGAACCGCTTTTATAGACTCAATGCAGATTTAGATAGATTGAGCTATTTAGAAAACGACAGCGCTACTTGCAACAAAAGAAGTGCAAAAAATTTATCCTTGAGCTGTAGCAAGCGAATTGAGAAGCTTAATCACGATTTTAATAATTATGGGCTTGCATTGGACAATTTTTCACACCTGATGACCATAGTTATTAAGGGCACAACAAAACAAGCTATTTCAGGCTTTTATTATTAATTGGGGGGTGTGAATTATGAGCTCATATATATTATCAATCGAATCAATAACAGATATAGCGGAGTCAATTCGCTATATACTGGACAACTCAAGCAATAGCAACTGTATAAGTTTAAATACTAAAGAACTTAAAAACCAATTTAGAAATTGTGACGGTAAAAGCGGATTTTATCAAACTAGGAAAATAGCACGCGTTTTATACCGCTTTAACGATTTGGCTGTATCGTCAAGGTATAACGGAAGCACAACAGAAATACCGGACTTTCCCAACGATGGTAAAAATTTGTATATGCTCGATAGATATAGATTCATCAAAAAGCTAGAATGCTATCTATATCAGTGTGGCGAGCAAGCAACTTGCACAACAGCGCTTTATAAGGCGCTAAATGATTTATTATACAGCATTTACTGCGCAGAAATTCATAAATCAGATAATTATAAAAATGTTGAGGAGTGGGGATAAAACATGATTAATATAGACATGTGGCACAATGACAAAATAAAGGCGGTTGAAAAAATCAATATATTTTTTAACGATTTGACCGGGAAATATTGGGGAAATTGTTATATTAACAATAAAGCTATTGGAGATTATACCGCGGATAACTCAGCAGACATCGAAAAGACTTTTGAGCATTTAGCAATTAATTGGAATTAAGTAAAATAAGCCGGTGCAAGTTCGCCGGCTTTATATTAAAGAGGTGGAGAAAATGAACAAATCAAGGATTGATTTTAAAAATTATGGAACTGTAGACAGTGGCGCAAAATTTTACAAGGGCAAGGACTGCGAGGAAGGTTTTTATCATGTTTGTGATGAATACGCGCCGGGCGGTACTCGTTTACTTGAGTTTATGCCGGAAATATACAAGCATGACATAAGCGTTAGTTTTTGTCAAACCATAAACGGACATAGCGCAATGCAATCTATCAAATTTTGCCCGATTTGTGGCAAACAATTAGCATATTAAGGGGGCGCAACTATGAGAGACTTTATCGAGCTTTTAAAGGCTTTCGGGCTTTTTGCGTCATGCCTTGTAATTGGGTATGGCGGTTTATTTTTATTTTTTTATTAATTTGTGAGGTGCAAATATATGTTTGGTTATGAGACCGGATATTATGAATATAACTATAGGACTTTAAGAGAAGCGCAAGAAGCGAAAAAGCAAGCCGGCAAGGGCGCAAAAATAACAACTTTTCTAAGCACAAACGAAAACATGGAAATTGTAACAATTTATAAATTGACCTTTAAGGCGCTTTTTTAAGGGGGATAAAATGAAAATACCAAAAATATATAGTGGTGAATACTTATGCTGTTTACCACCTGAGCTATACCGCTCTATTATTGACGCGGTGGAACTTGCAATTAGCAAATTGTATTTATCAGACAGTGACAAAAAAGAAGCTCTTTACAATGCTAATTGTGAAAAGCTGTACAACTTAACGGATACTATTAATATAGTTTTTATTTAGCTAATAGCGATACAAATTAACATGGTGTATTCTAGCCGGTTCGATTCCGGCTATTAGCTTTATATATAAGGCTTTTCAGGTCTTATATTTTAATCTGTTGAGGGCTACCAATTAAAAGCGGTTATAAGTGCATATATTAACGCTTTGAGCGTTTGAGGGCTACCGGCTTTTGTGGTCATAAGTGCATATATACAGGCATTCGCGGATAATGTAAAGCCGTGCCGTGGTGGTGTGGAACTTGCAATTAGTGATAACGGCATATAAATGTGGGAATAGCAAGCGCAGAGCAACGAGCGTTAGACATGCCAAAGTGTGTAAGATATACAGCGCACTATAAATATTTTGTATGCATATATAGGCGATTTGCGTTATTTTACACCTATAAAAACAGATTAACGCACGACAGACCGCGAAAAGGTCAAAAAACAGCTTATAAACCATGTACCAAAACAGAAAAGAGGGTTAATGAATGGGCAACGAGTTAAAAAGTCTTGATGCTGTAGAAATGGAAATTAGAGCGCGTTACAGTGGAAAATATACGGACGTATTAGGCTATCAGGCAAGCGAGCGAGAGACACGCAAAGCAATAACAGATATTTTTAAGTATGTCGCGAATTTTGGCACATGTGACGATGTTTTGACGCTCATAAGTGGCAAGGAATACCGCCGGACGGCTTTTATTAATTTCCTGAATCATGAGAATTATATAAGCCCAATAATTAAGGCTTGTTATAGTTAGGGGGTATATTATGCCAAAATATGAATACCTGGGAAAAAAAGAAATATATAAGCGCGTCAAGGCGCTAGGCTATGAGATGCCGAAAATAAACGATTTTAGTTATACCAAGTACGATTGCATAGAATGGATGGAGTCACACAAGTTAAAAATAACAGTTCAAAGGGGCGGCGAATGGTTGCAAGTCGTAGAAAAGCGCGCGCACGTTCACCCGGTCACATTATTTTGTGACTATCAGGCCGGAAAATATATCACGCGTTACCATTAGGGATATTTTATATCCCTTTTTGTTGTACATTGACAAATAAACAAAAATATTCTATGATTTTATGATATACACATTTAAAGCCGTGTATTTGACGTTTTAAGGGCTTTTAAACACGCTAACATGGATTTTATCAAGCACGCTAAAATAAGTCACAAAACGAGCCGTTTACAATGCCTAAAAATATAATTATAGCATTGCAAGCCGTCAAGCCGTGGCGAGTTGTGCCGGGCGCAATATCTAACAAGTCAGGCGCGCCAACTCATGGAAAATGTTTGAACTTTCAGAAAACTTCACTCAATTAAAGTGCGGTGTGAGTTCTTTGCAAGTTCTCGGCAAGTTTTCGTAAAATTTCGCGAACGGATTTTTGAAATCAAAAAACTCTAAAGGTAGGGGGGTATCAAAAATTCTTGACAAAATTTTTAGGAATTTTGAATCGCCAAAAAATAAATGCTCTTAGCACTGTAGTCACTCTCTCCTAGTTTTTCAATCAATTTCTGCCGTGTCATTTCCGGATTAGTCCGGTGTATGTATTCTAATAGTCTGTCTATTTTATCCATATTTCTGCTCCAATAAATTAAATATTTTGTCAGCCGTGTATACAATATTTCGCCCATACAGGCTCATAAAGTCTGCGATTATTTCTTCTGTCTCTATGTCGATGTCACAGCCGTATGAAAATGAGTACACATGCACTAGCTCATGGCATAGTATTTTGTCAGCCATGTAATCAGACACATTATCAGCTATCGTTACTGTCTTGGTTGTATTATCAGTCACTCCTAAACTTATCGTACCGTCAGACCGCCTTAATTCGCTTGATGTGGGCTTTTTAAATTGTATGTGCCACAATGTATCATTAACTCTTATATCCATGCTTATACCCTCTAAAAATGGCTATGAGCATTACTACCCATAGCCTTAATAATTACAGTTTTGACGCAAGATTGCTCATCTTGGTGCGCAAAAGATTGCGTTCATCGGGTGTCATGTCATTTAAAAGCTCCGATATGTCTCCGCTCAATTCACGAATATACATGTCAAGGGCTTTCATTTTATGCTCTTTGTCCTCTGTTGAAGCTCCTTTGTGCATTTCTTTTGTCTCGGTATAATGCCTCTTTGCTCTGTCATAATTGCTTTCACTCACATGTGGTGCAATCGGTTCAGAGTAGTACATCTTACCTTGGCTCTTATCCATGTCGCGCATATACTCCATGTCGTTGTAGTTTACCGGCATGTGATAATATGGCGGTTCTTCATATCCTCTGCGGTATGTTCCTTTGCCTTTTGGAGCGAATCTGCCATTTGCATAGCGGTAGTGGTCATAATATCTTCTGTCCGGATAATCTTCGTACTGTTCAAGCATACGCATAATGTCTTCGTTATCTTCTGACTTTTCCATAGCTTCAACAATTCTGTAATCTTTGTCAAAGCAAGCTATGTTCTTAGCTATTTCTGTAAAATCCTTTAAATCGTCAAGGTTCTGCCCCTCAAAGCTATCTAATCCGATTGCTTCAACCTTAGCCTTGACACATTCCATAATCTGTTTAGCCCATTTATGCATAATATCAAGCCTCCCTTACTGCAACCAAATTACTGTTCTGTACTTCAATAGCCTGTGTAGATGTATTCTGCACCGCTACGGTACTGCAACAACCGCAAGGCACATCAACGTATGCCTGTGCTGATACATTAAAGAAATTCTCAACTGCTGCCGGTGTTACAATCATTCGTGTTGACTGTAAAGGCTCTCCGTCTACTGCAATGGCAAGCGAAATAGCTCCAACTGTACCGCCTGTAGGTATCTGAATGTTTCCGCTATAAGATACCAAAAATCTTGCCCTACACTGATTTGTAATACCTCTTAGCTTAATAATTCCACTTCCCTGTCTGTGGACGATGCATTTAGTTCCGCATACTGGTGTTTCTGTAAATGCCACATCTTCTCCGGCGGCAACAGTCTGTAATGCAATTCCTGTTATTTCCATTATCTTTACCTCTCTTTCACAAAATAAGGGCAAACATTATAGTCTGCCCTTTGATTATAAGTAATACTGCTTAGCAGACATAATTGAGTTAAACTCAATTAAGATACTCAATTATTCATTTTTAGCAATTACAGCCGGTATTGCAACCGCAACCATAGTACGCATTTGGATTAGGTACTGTGTATGCCGGGATTGGTGCCGGGTTTACAGCATTGATAATCTGATTTGTCTGCGCTGCCATTGTACTAGTCAGAAGTGCGTTCTGCCTATCCTGTGAAGCAGCTCTACGTAAATCATTGTTCTCTGCCTGTAAGGTTGCTATCTTGTCATTTGTCAAGAATTCAAGAATTGCTCTTGTTCCTGCCTGCTGGCTGTCAATAATATCTCTTGTATTATTGTTCATTGTGTTCTGTAAAGCACAAGTGTTAGTTGCCATGTTGTAGTTTACGCCTTGGATGGCTTCTCTTGTCTCGCAGCAGCAGTTAGCAATCTGTGACTGTAAAGCATTGGTATTCTGCATATTAGCAACTGTGTCAGCGTTTACCGCCTGTTGTATGCCGTAGCCGGTCTGCATGATATTTGTGTTAATACCATTAAAGCCTGTGAGCATACTGTTGTTCATGGCATAAAAGCCGTCACAAAGTCCGTTGGAAATGCCGTCTAACTTGCTGATAACCGCCTGATTGTCAAAACCTCTCTGAATTTCGCTTCCAACACCGCCATTAGTGCCACCGAAACCACCAAAGCCGTTACCCCAGCCTCCGAATATCGCAAATACTACGATAAGGAACCAAAGCCATGAGCCGTCATTCCAGTTATTTCCGTTGTTTCCGTCCAAATTCGCCACAATAGGTACGCTTGGACAATTTCCTGTGTTGAACATCTATTTTACCTCCAAAATTTATTTCATAAAGAGCCGTGCGCACGTTCTCTCATATGCTATATCCCAAAATTACCTCTAATTTGCTTCATTACATCGTCAGGATTAATGCCCTTTTCTTTGCATAGGTTTCTTGCCATTTGCTCAATTCCCTTGCTGTTTCCGCTTTGAGCCATGCTCATTGCATTCTGAATCATTGGATTTTTCATTACGCGATTATTGCTCATTATCTGTTGCATTATTCCCATTACATTCATACTTTTTCACTCTCCTTGTTTTGTGTTCGTGGAGTTTTTCTCTGCGCTCCTAAAGATAATTGCTCAATTTTCTCAGATAGTTCGTTGAGCTTTGCCATAATGCCCTCTGTGGCTTTTTCTGATAGGTCAAATTCAAGCTTTTCCGTGTCACCAGATAAAATGTCTGTCTTATCGTTTAAAACCGGCTTAAAAGTCAATGTGCGTATTGTTCCGTCAGCATTCCAGCTCTTGGCATATATCTCCGTTAAATCCTGTTTTGGAAAAAATGCTACACTGCCATCCATTGGCACCTCGTTGGGATTAATCGTCTCAATTGCTTGTACTACTCTGCCACTTATTCCTTGTGTTGGTTCAGGCTGTTGGTATCTCTGATAGCTCGCCATTGGGTTGTACTGATATGCTCCATAATTAGGTGTATAATTCATCATTGGTTGCTGATACGGCATGTTCATCTTTGTTTTCCTCCAAAACTTCCTCTATCGCTTTAATGACAAGGGATAATGTCATTAGGTCGATTTTTTGTAACTCACTTTTAGCAAATATTTTTTCTCTCACATCATCGTCAAACATAACATCATCTCCTTATGCCTAAATTGTTGCATAAAAAAAGAGAAGAGCATTTCCATGTTCTTCTCTAATTATTGTCATGCATAAGGTTTTTCCATGTACCATTCATGTACCAATAGTGTACCATTTTTTGTTTATTTATGTGAATATATAACGAATTATATAAAATTAAGATTTCATGTGAAACATCGTAAAATTGAGGTATGTTGCGGTTTGTGAGGATATAATGAACTATGTTAAATACCCCTCGTAGCAACGATGCCTAATTTCATTTTTGATTTTACCTATTCAAAAACCCATTGTTTAAGGGATTCTTGCCTTTCTATTTTTGATTTATGTACCAATTCTGTACCAATTTAATCGGATATACTATATTTTTGATTATTTTATATTGCTTTGAGTGCTTCCGCCACTCTGTCCATTTCTAAGTTCTTTTGCTCGTCTGTCGTGTGAACGTAAAGGTTCATTGTGATACCTATGTTCGAGTGTCCTAATATTGTCTGCAAGGTTTTTGGAGTCATACCGGCTTCAATACATCTTGTTGCGAATGTATGTCTTAATACGTGCATTGAAAATCTCGGTATGTGTGCTCTGTCACACGCTTTGTAAATTCCGGTATCATATGTGCTGTTTTTCACCGGTGCTCCGGTCTTACACAGAAACACTCTGTCTCTCCATTGAATGTCAATAAATTTGAATGAAGCATTTTTGGCTTTCTGCAATTTCAATAGCGATACGGCTTCATCAGTGAGTGGAATTGTCCTATATCCTGATTTGCTCTTAGGTGGTCCCTCTCTCCATTCGCCTGTTGAATGCCTGTACTCTAAGCTCCTGACAATTTTGATTGTTTTGGCTTTAAAGTCTACATCTTCCCATTTAAGCCCCACAAGCTCGCCTGTCCTTAGCCCAGTCTGCAAGGCAAATCTGTATTGATACTCATATGATGTGCCTTTGATAGCTTCGCAGAATTTTTTCTGATTTTCAATCGTCAATGCTTCTTTCTTTGAGGACTCCTTGCCAATGTCGGATTTCACCATGCGATTGCACGGATTTTTGGGGATAATCTCGCTTTGATATGCATAGTCAAGCATATTGTATAACGCTATGCGTGTCTGATATATCGTTGCCGTTCTGTAATCCTCGTCAGCCATATTAGTCATTATCTTTTGGCAGTGAAGCGTATTAACCTCTCGCAGTATCTTATTTCCGATAACAGGCTTTATGTTGCGATTGTATCTCTCAGTGTAGTTTCTTAGCGTGTTAGGTCTTACTGTGCGCTTCTTAACGCTTATCCAGTAGTCAAACCATGCATCAACCAACATGTCAGACGGAAAGTCGGGGTTGCTGTGCTCATCAGTGTACTGCTCATCGGCAAGCCACTTTTTACACTCTTGTAGTTTTGCAAATAATTTCTGTACTCGCTTTCCATTCCTTGTCGTGTATCTGCCGACATAGTACTTGTCTTTTCTCTGACTAATGCCTCTGCCTAGTTCTTTACCTTTCAAGTCCTTTCCCATATTAAATTTTCGCTCCTTTCACTTATGGAAAAAGCCTTATGCAATTTATTATAATATCACATAAGGCTACATAAGTCCACATTTGATTATATCTCTATCGTCTCTGCGATATACTTTTCAAACTCTTTTCGCTTGATTAATCGTCTCTTTCCGACATACATAACAAATTGGCACCTTGGGTTGTTTGTTATTTCTCGGAGCTTATTTACTCCGATGTTACTGTATTCCGCAGCTTCATCAATCGTCAGCGTTACTTTTTCCCATATTGGCACTTTGTTAATCATCGCCTGACTCCTTTCTATCTTTTCCTTAATGGTTGCCACTCTCCGGGAAGTGGTCGTTTTTGAAATTAATAGTCTCTGTGATACTTCTTCAAGGCTCTTATCAGCAACTAGCAGCTCAAAAACTTCCGCTTCTTCATCGGTGAAATTGGCATTTTTCATAATTTCTTCAAGTTCCGGCTTAGTAAGTTTTGAAAACTTCATAAGCCTGTCTCCTATTCTTCGGTTTTGCTTGCACTGTGTATACAAGTATTTGAGTATCGGCATGAGCTGTTACGCGGCTTGTTGTCCTCGTATGCACATTGTCTTTCAATCGGCTCTATATCACTTATAGTTCTGCTGTTCATCTGTTCTCCCATTCCTCGCAAATTAAAATCTGCTAATTAATCAACATATAAATCTCCATAAGCATCGTATCTAGGGCACATGCCACCTCTGTAATTAAAAAAGTAATGTACCCCTGTTTGAGTATCTTTGTATTCTGCTACATCAGTACTAGGGCTGCCTGTGCGCTTCGCAACACGTATTTTGGTTAGCTGCGGTCGGTGTAAATATCTTGCTACAGACTACACATTTAATTGGCTTGTAGTGCTTCATTGCTATCTCCTTGCTTGATATTCAGATTTTTAAACATAGCACACATAACATCTACTACAATTGAGTTGCCGAATTGCTTATATAGTTGCGTATTACTGTTTACTGCTGCCATTTTGTCAATATCTTCATCAGATACACTCATCAGCCGTCCGCACTCTCTAGGGGTTAGTTTTCTAATACGATATTGTGTGGCAATATGGCTATTCGCATATCCGTGTGTTCCGGCTACGAGATTAGCCGATATGCCGTTATCAGAAATAACTGTGCCACGTTGGGAACCGTTGCTTGATATTTGACCGACTTTTTGGATATTATTTTCAAGCAATAAATTATCTTTCTGCACACTCGTTAAGCAATTACTTGTACCTTGCATATTCACCTCTAATCTCTGCTCTGTTAGACTTCCCGCAGTTCTATCTGACGGATTATCGGGATTTCTGCCACGCATAGCAACTATCTGACTTTCACACACCTTAATCTGTTGCGTACCACCGCCCTCAACTGTTGTGATATTAGGGCAAAGTGCATTTTCATCATATACTGTGTTTGATTGATGTTTGCCTGTGCCATTATCCATAAATCCTAACTGCTTTGCTTCAAGTATTTTTGGCTCTTGATTACCACCTTGCATTGTACCCAATGTCGGACTGCACCCCCCCCACATCATAAATTCTGCTGGTGCTCTCAAATTTTGCTTCAAGAGAGCCTATTACATTTACATCTGCCATTACTTCAATCACTCCATTACTTCCATAGTTATCAAGGCCTTTATAATCTCTTGCCCTAAGAGTTACGGCTACATCAATCGGTTTGCCTGCCGTCTCTCCCATATCCTTTAACAACCAAGTTTCCATCTGACCGCAAGTTTGATATTCCGCAGTCATATCTTGCCTTGATACAGTTTGCAACTTCTCTCTGCTGTGGCTTATTGATTGTTCCGTCAACGCAAGTCTGTCTGTCTGTCTGTCTGTCTGTCTGTCTGTCTGTCTGTCTGTCTGTCTGTCAAGATTGTGTTGTGGTAATGTACCATTGTCAATAAGCTGTTTTATCAGCTTGTCAGCCTTTTCATTGTTGATGTAATACTTTTCATCTACATTATCCTCAAGATAGTCTTTCAGCTTCTTTTTGAGTGGTATAGGCTGCGGAAAATAATAATTGTACTCACCCAGGAATGAAAACATAAAACATCTTTCACGATTTTGTGCTACACCATAATTTTTAGCATTCAAGTCTTGGTAGTAATTTGTGTAACCTAGGCTCTCAAGGAAATCTAGCCACTTTCTAAAGTCAGGCATATTATCCTGGCTATGTACTTGTGGCACGTTCTCCATGAATAAAATCTGTGGCAATTCTCCGTTGCTATCTCTGATTTCTGTTAGTATTCTCTCAACTTCCCACAACAGACCGCTTCTTGTGCCACTGCCCTTAGACATTCCGGCTTGTTTTCCGGCAACTGATAAATCTGTACAAGGGAATGAGTAAGTAAGTAAGTAAGTGAATGCATTTGTGTCACAGATATTCAAATCTTCCGCATGAACCTTAGTTATATCCATTGTGGGAAAATCTGTACCATGCACTGCGTTATAGCTTGCTATGGCATACTTATCAAACTCCACAACTCTGTAATGCTCAAACTTTGCGCCTATTCTCTTTAGTGCCATTGCCTGACTTCCGTAGCCGTTCAGCCAGCAAATAACTCTATAAGACGTATTGGCTTTGTGACCTTGATAGGCTCTCTAATTATGTCGAATAATGTTATCTGCTGCATTTCATCACTTCCTCTCTGATAAATTAATTAATGTTTAATATTTTCACTACACCACTGCTCTTGTATCTCATCATCAGTCTTATCTCGTCCGTGAATGTCGTACCACGCAAACGCTACCTCTGTCAGACCGATTATGCCGAATACTATCAGTGCAGTGTATACTACTGTTGTTGTGTCGGTCATTCTTCATCGCTCCAATCTAAGTCTATTTTCTGACCGCAATTATCACAATATTTCTGTTTGTTAAGTAAGCCCTTACCATTGCAACAAGGGCATAAAGCAAATTCTTTATCTTCTGTAAAATCCGGTTTCTTCGATACCTGCTTTTCAAGTGCCTGTATTGCTATTCTCATTGCTTCTGCAAGCTCATCTTTAGTTGTATTTAGCGGTATCCCTTGAGGATTACTAAAGGATGTTGCAAAAACAATAGTATTACAGATTTTAATTGCTTCACTCTCTGTCATGCTATCCCTCGCTTTCTAATAATTCTGCATTATCAAAGATGTTTCCGACAACTTCATATTCAGTATCATATTCAAGCCTGTGCTTATAATATTTTTCGTTAGGAATTGTACATATAATTTCAAAATCTCCGAATGTTATGAGCACGTTCCCCTTGCTATTATTTATTTTTACAATATCATTCTCCCAAATCAGATTGCCATTCTTGTCTTTCAAGCCTGTGCATTGGCAGATTGTGGTTGGGTCTACTTTGTACCATCCGTCTGTCTCTCCGCTAGAATAAAACATTGTGTTAGGTTCAAATATTAGATGGACTTCTTTGCCATACACATCTAAACCTTTTACATAATATCCTTGCACCCATTTTCCGCCGTTATAGACTCTCTTTGCCTTGAATAAGTATCTATCTTCCATATTTTCTCATTCCAACCTTTATTTTGATTATGGATATATTTTTTTCTTACTCTTTCTTTTTCACGCTTCTCTTTTGCTTCCGGGAAAATAAAATCCATAGCATCATTCCAACCCTTTGTATAATCATCTTCATAATCTCTTGCCGTTGGTGTGCCCTTGTATAATGGCATTTTAACCATATTTTCTCCTATTCCGCTTCTGATTGAAGCCATTTTAATATACCATTTGTACAAGGCACTTTCATGCATACACATTCCAGTTCGTAGGCACATTGCCCGCACGTATCTTTAGTACTAATCCATTCTGCTAACTCTTCATCCGACATATTCCTTATCCTGTCGGCATTGGTCTGTTTGCTATCACATCTGCAACAAGGCTCATTATCTCTTGAATTGCTGTTGTGCTGGCAGTTGCAAGTACTATTAATACTGCCATTCAATTCAGCCAATTTGTTATAATAGTATCTTATATACTCCTTACCATACATATTTACTGTCTTTTCAAACTCGTAAACAGCATTACATTCCGCAAGCTCTTTTATTTGTTTGCTACTACACATTATTCTCCACCTCTCAATTCTTTCAGTTTTGTTTCGGCTTCTGCTTTTGTGAGGAATACTGTTTTGCCAAACTGCTTATCATAAAAACCTATTGAACTATCAGGATTTGCACAAAGCAAAGCTTCAATGTAAAACTCGTTTCTCCCTGTCCCTAGTGTACTGTGGTAATCAACTCGGATAACTCTGTACCTCTCCGCTTCACCACAACCCAACACGCCGTTGACATATACTGTATCTCCAACTTTACAAGGTAAAATAACAAGCCTGCCCTGTTCCTCTAAATCCTCATAATCTTTTAGCTTTCGATATACTGCATCTATTTCTTCACAGTCTGGCTCGCAAGCACGTTCCCATAATTCATCATCTATCCATGATGGATTGCTTTCTGTTAATCTCTCCATTACTGCTCCTTTCCGCAAGTCTGGCTAGTTTCCATGGTGTTGCATGCTCACCGTCACTCCACGATGTTCTTCCGTCAGCCCAAGCATAAACGCTTCCATTCTCATATTTTGCAAAATATCTTTTACCCCACTCGGAAAAAATGTTATCTCTTACCAGTATTGGTGTATCAACTGTAACTTTTGACCAATCAATTGGTGGTTCAGCATATTTGCTATTCGCCCATTTTTCCGCTTTATCCCCGCAATAGGCATAACCATGAGTATTGAATAAACAATCTTTACACTCTAATTCATAGCACGCTATCAGCTCTAATGTTGCTTTGTTAACTGCTATTTTGCTACCGCCACAAGCAATATCTAAAATCTGTTCTGCAAATTTCTCTCTATTTGTCATAGTTTTGTACTCCTTTCCCATAATCCGGCATATGTTTGAATCTCTCATATGCCTTATTGTCTCTGTGTTTTTCCATGTATGCTTTCTGCCTATCGTCTCTCATCTGCTTTATGTGAGCATTTTGTGGGCTGTCGTTATCCCATGCGTAAGTCATTAATCAATCACTTTTATGTACCTTTCATCAACGTAATTAACTTCATCAGCAAGGCATTGTGCCACCTTTGGCAATGTCAGACCGAATTGATTAAATTTATACAGCGTGTCGATTAAGTCCCTAAATTCTGCGATAAACTCTTTAATTTCCTTAACCGACAATTTAAACATCAATTTAAGTGCCGTACACGCTAAAGTCATGTAGCTGTATGCCGTGTCATTTAAAAGCTGTCGTGTGTCGTTTATTGTCAGTGGATTATTCCTCTGATAAATCCTAATCAACTGCTGCATTGGGATTAAATTAATCTCTTCCTGCACATCAATGCCGTATCTAACTTTCAAAAGTTCAGCAAGCGTTTCAGTTTTCATTTCATTTTCGGTCTGTGCCCTTTCAAGGTACTCATTTATGGTTCTTTCAAGCCTTACAATGCGCTTATTGCCGAATCCATGATGTAAATACAGTACATAGTAGCCTAAGTCCATAAAGTCTGTGAAAGACCGACTTACGAGCTTTCTACGGCTATTGCTGTTTTTCAGCGTAACTCTCTCTGATTTTGTCCACGTAAAATCCGGCTCTCTGTGCTTTTTCTTTGGTTTCAGTTTGTTGCTCATATTTCTTCATTCTTTCTTCAAGTTCTCGTCTCGCCCTAATGAAACAGGCTTCTGTAGTTTCTTCTGCGACTTTTACAATCTCTTTACCGCGCCACCGGATAGTTATTTTTGTTTCCTTGCTATTGGTTTTGTAAATCATTTGCAAGTCATATTTCCTTTGCAGCGGTCGGTAAAAATCGTAAAAATCTTTCAAGGCGTCCATTGTGGACTCCTTTCTTTTATCTTCTGCCGTGCGATGTTTGCCTTTTCACAAGTTGCGTTCTTAACGTTTTGCTGATAGTGCATTTCGCAGACCTTATATCCGGGTTTTACCGGATTATCACAGAAAAAACATAGCCCTTGTTCGTATCTGCCGGTTCTTTCGGGCATTTTAACTCGTGCTCTTCTCATTGTTTCTCTGCAAAATGTGCAAGTGGTATGCCCCGGGTCTGCTTTTCTCTTGCGACAGCGTGTGCATATGCCATTTGCCTTGTCTTTTTCGTACCTCGCTTTTCGCCATGCTTTTTGTCGCTCGTTGTATTTTTTTACATCAGCAGTGCGTATCTTTGACATGGCCTCGGCTGATTTTGCCCTACACTCAACACAACTTTTTTCGTCACCATATAGCAAGTTTTTACCACATCTAGGGCAAACACCAACTGCCTGTAATTTTTTATAAAGCTCTCTGCCATATGCTGTACGTTTGCTGTTACATGCCGTGCAAACCACACCTTCTCTATCAAGTGGCTTTCCGCAAAGCACGCAAAGGTTACTGGCTTTTCGTTCTTCATATCTCTGTCTGGAATACTTGTCTTTTATCATTTTTTACTAGGAGTAAAGCCGACTTTAATTGTGCGCACAAACCTCTTACCTCCTATCTTTTCATCTGCTCGATACGTTCTTTAATTTCTTTTGGCATTGGAATGCCTTTAATCGGCTTATTTTGGCTTTTATTATCTTCAAGCGATAGTTTTATCGTCTGTTGATCTTTAGAGCCGATTTGAGCCGAATACGAGCTTCTATTGGTATTTTCAATCAATGCCTTTATATCCTTTGGCATTTTTTGATATTCCTTTGCTCGATTAACAACTGTCCTGTAGGTTCTCATAAAATTTGACTGTACTACGTTTTCAATACTCTTGCTGTCCGTCAGCGCCCAGTTTCTAAGATTATCAGGACTCCCGACAGTCTTTTGTACAAGTGGTGGTAGCTTATTAAATTCTTCAACTGCACCATAGTAGCCATTTCGTAGTGCCCTGCTAACAAGGAACCATGCTTCCATTTCGTTAAGTTCCTGTGGGGATTGAACCTCATGCAGTTTGTTTATTAGCTGTCCGATGCTCGGCGCAAATCCACTTGTATCGGAATGCACGTAAGTTTTCAATGCTGTAGAAATTTGTTGATAGCTGTATTCTTCCAACATCATATTCCACGCATCTACTGTCTCTGATAGATTGCTTGGCTTGTAATTGGGGTAGCAATCACACATTATGCGGATAATCTTAACTGTCTCGTCTCTTGTCATTTCTCCACCTCATACATTGTCCCAATCAATGGTGCCTTTGTTAGCTGAATGTGGCTCATTGTCCTTTAGTGCAAACAGTCCTTGCCAACAATGGTCTACTGACTGATTAAGAATTTTAACAGCCAAATCGTTATCGCCCTTTGATAGTCTCTCGATAGTGTTCATAGCTCGGTGTAATGCCATTTCAGTGCATATTGGCTTTTTAATCTTTTTCCTCATTGTCAGGTATTCTTGAAAAGCACTCTCTAGCATTTCATCATCAGGATAGTAGACAGTTTTCTTTTTAGATATTGATTTATCAATATCTTTTTCTTTTATATCCTTATCTTTACTATCCTTAACTATACTATTCTTATCTATACTTACCTTACCTATACTATCCTGTGGCAGACAAGTGGCAACCACTTGGCAACCATCTGGCAACCCATTGGCAACCACACGGCAACCATCATCAGAAAATGTGTATGCGCCATTGGATTTTATCTTTAATTTTGCCAATTCTTCCTTAAAATTCGTTGGTGTATATCGGTCTTTTCTCAAAGCGTTTGCCATGCGCCAATGCTTAATTACAATCACACCATTATCAAACTGATAAATGTATCTTTTTTCCAATAGTTGTTGTAAATCAGCCACACTTGCGTGAGCTTTGAACATGGAAACTGATACCTGATTGCAAAATCCGTCATCATCAGCAGACATAGATAAATGCAAATATAAGGCTTGTGCACTTGATGATAAAGCCATGAAATTATCATCATCAGTGACTTTTTTTGTGAACATTCTACGTTCTGCCATTTAATTAATCTCCTATTTTCCTCAAGCTTCGGTTGATGTATTTTAATCTTTTCCCTCGTGGTTTATATTGTTATACCTTTTTCTCAACGTGTTCTGCACCTTGTTCATACCCTTGAAACCACCGACAATAAAAGCTATTTCTGCTCTATTTTCCGTCGCTTTTGTTTCTGCTTCCATATCGTGTAGTCCGTACTCTACCTGAATAATTTCATTTGCAGTAATTCTTTTCAGAATTTCATCACATTTCTTCTTGCTTAAAAACTTCACTCTGTTTTACTCCTTTCAACAAATTTCAGTTTGCCTGTTCAATTTCTACATCAACATCAATATGCAATCTTTTTTTCTTTCCTGTATTAACATCAATACAGGAAACATACCCATTTGTACTCTCCAACAAATGTCCTACTTTGTAAATATCACCCTCAAATCTGAACACATCTCCTTTTCTTAAAAATCCTATCTGCGTAATCATATATCTACCTCCATAAATCCTAATTTATCTTTACATCAAATTCTCTTTTGATTTCAGGATATCTACCAAATTAATGTATAGACAATTCCTTTGCCTGTTGTTGTTATATCAAGTGTTATCTCGGTAGTGCCTTTTTCTTTTAAGTTTTGGATAAAATTATTTACTTTGCCTGTTCTTTTCTCTTACCAGACTGGCATCCTTTCTAAATTTCAGTTTACAACATTAAACACTTTTCTTCTGTAAGTTTGCCACAACTCTGCAACCATAAAGTTCTAACAAATCATGTAAATCAAACTCTTCTAATTCATTCTCATCAGCGATTTTATCGCTGTGCACAAGAATCTCATCATCCATCTCGGCTGCATGAATTGTCTGCCTAAGAATACTTAACATAGTATCTACTGCATACTCAAAACCTTTAAGATTATCTTCGTTCATACCACCTGTAAGAGCGTCTTTCATTTTATTCATCTGTTCCTCTAAAAACTTTGGAACATTACAAGCTATAAACATCATTTCTTCATTCATTTTCTTTTTTCCTTTCTCATAAATACTTGATTTTTCAGGAACTATGGTTCAATAAACAAGCGGTCATGCCTTACCTCTCCACAACGCTGTTTAATTTGCCTAATAACTCATCGTTAATCATCTTAGCAGATATATCAACATGCATATTTGCAATGATTTTTTTCAAATTTTCTATCGCTGCTTCATATCAACGCTTATATCCAATGTTATAACAATTCTCAGCAGTTGATTTTATTTCTTCTAAGTGTTGTGATTTATCCATAATTGCCGCCTTTCTTTTCATTTACTCAACGTCCTTATATGAATCTGCATTAATAAGCTCCATAAATTTATCTAGTTGCTTCTGTGACACCTTATTGCCCTGTTTATCCTCTCTAATCGTCACAACAAGGTGTTTTTCGATGATATGCGATAATTCCCTTGCGAGGTTCTTTCTACCTTGCTGTACGCCCTGCAGATAGCCCTTAGGCGCTTTTCTCTCGCCTATTGAACCACTAGCACGATTTTCCCCTTGACCGCCTAAACTGACATTTCTAAGTTGATAACCCTTATCGGCATATAGCTTGATGTAATACTTCTCTTTCTCGTCAAGCTGGCTTTCGGGAAAATTCAGAAACTCAGCTCGCCAACCATAAGGGTTTTTCTCTTTATCGTACAGCTTGTGTTTGCGTAAACTAAGGTCTATATGCTGTTCATAACCTACAAGGTGGCTTGCCAATCTGCTAAGTGTATGTACCGCCTGTCCGATATAAGCATACTTAAAACCGTTTTCATCTTCTCGGAGTAGGAAGTAAATCCCACTCCTGTCATTCAGCTTTGGATTCAGCTTCAATAGTCGCTTTTTGTTTTCCTGTTCTATCGCCTTGGCTCTTGCTATGTTCTGATAATTCAAGCGTTACCACCTGCCTTCACTATCTCGATTGCCTTATCAATCCACTTAACATCAGCGTTCATATTCTCATATAGCATATAAGCCTTAGTTTCTTTTAACTGCTCCACAACCTTGTCAACATCATAAGCGGTCGGATATTTATCCAGTAATAGCAATACTGCATTTGTATTGAGCAAAGTTCCATTACTTAAAGTAACCGATTTTAAATCTTTCTTTAGTGTGTCTGTATCAATTAGCCTCATACTTCCACCTCTTTAATTAAATGGTAATTCCTCGTCAATACCATCAGGGATTGACATAAAGCTATCATCGGGTTTTGGCTGTGGCTCTGCGCTGCTGCCACTTGAATTTTTACTGTCGCAAAATTCCAACTTAGATATGTTGCAATCGTTAGTGTAGACTGTGTTTCCGTCTTTATTCTTGTAACTGCCTGTAGTCCACTCACCGATAACTGCAATCTTTGAACCTTTAAATACGTGCTTTTCTACTGTTTCAGCAATCTTGCCAAAAGCCACGCAGTTAATGAAGTTCGCCTTATCGTCTTTCTTCTTAAAATTCTTATCAACGGCAAGTGTAAATCTTGCTATTGCCATTGCATTTTCACCCTGTGCATATCTAATATCCGGGTTTCTAGTCAATCGGCCCATTAATGCTACAATATTCATTATTTTTCCTCACTTTCTTCATTACTGCTTCTTTTCTCTCTTAATCGCCTCATCAATATACTTCTGACAAGCTTTTATACAATCTTCTTGATTTTTAAATTCTATCTCATTCCATAAGCTGTTGTATCTTATATCTCTTTCATCATTAGAATCTATGCAGTAATACCAACTATCTAAATTTGATGAGTAATTTATATGACATTCAAACTTTTTGTACTTGCCTTTGTAGAATTTGCTACTATCAAATCTCCTTGTAATATCTTTGAGTCTCATATACTACTTTCCCTCTTAATTATCTTTTTTTCTCTTTCTTCTTGACTTCTACAAGACGGTCGGCAATAGCTTCTTTAATAATCAAAGTATTGTATCTTTCAAGGCTGATTGTTATTGTTTTATCCTCATACTCTCTTGTATTTCCTAAAATATCTTTGTATTTAGCCATACAATCTCCTTTCCACTTTTATTATCTTTCTTGTTTCTCATATTCTTCCATAGTTGGTCTTTTCCCATCTAAATCGTTCCAACTGTAAAGCTTGTGATTTTCGTCTTGCCATTGACTTTTGTAGCAATTTCTGCAACTACATCTTCCGCTTAGCCAACGCATTTCTCCGTAATACTCTGGTTTCCCACAATGCTTACAAATTATAATTTTATCCACATCTTTCTCCTTTCTAAAAAGGGCACTCATTAGGATTAGCAAGTAGCCATTCCTTGTTGCGCTCTGCAACGTCCACATTCGCCCCATAAGCGACTTTTTTCATCTTCTCGATAAAACTATCCCTATCAGCATTTTCACTTGATAAATGGCACATTATGACGTTCTGCAAGCTATCTGAATAATTTGCCTTAACAAAATCGCAAGCTGTGTCAATGGATAAGTGGCCTCTGAATACGTGATTAGCTTTGCCTGTGTTATCTCTGTCGATTAAATCCTTATCATAATTCACACCTAAGAGAATGTGGTTTATGTCTTTAAACTTCCACTTGACAACCTCACAATCCGTTATATAAAGCATTCTCCCCATTTCCTTGTGAGTAATCAGAAATCCGAATATCGGGCAAGGTGTTCCGTCTGCATTGGTATGTGTCCAATTTCCGTCTATTGTTGTCAAATCAAAAGGCTTTACTGTAAATCCGCCCATGTTCATTGACATATAATCAATCTTCAAATATGGTGCATAAATCGGTATTCCCATTAACTTAAAATCTTCAGCCGATAATGAATGGTCTTTGTGCCCGTGCGAAATTACAGCTCCAACAACATTTGATATTTTCCAATCAATGCCCTTTTTAATAGTCTTTTCCGACACACCCAAATCAAGTAATAGGATTTCTCCTGTGTCACTAATTAGAGCATATGTATTGCCTGTACTTCCTGTTGCTATACATTTAAGCTTCATCATTTCGCACCTACTGTTATAACTGCCGGATTTACAGCTCCGCCTCCGTCATAGTCATACTTTTTGTTATGCCACTTTCTTAAATACTCTCCGTATTCCCAGCACTGCGAAAGAATACTAACTGCACATCCGTACATAAATCCTGTTATGCCCTCTGTGTCTGCTTCACGGCTCAATCTGTCTGCATTATCAGCAAAGCACTCCGTAACATCGTTGCTCTTGTCAATTTCTGCTTCTAACAGTTCAGCCCACCTTTCAGCATAAGTGAAACAAGCTCTGCTGTATCCGTCACTATTCTTGTCGTACCAATCCTTGTATTCTTTCTCTTTACCTTTAATAATTCTCATACTCACACCTCGATTTCATCATCCTGTGGGAACTGAAAAACAACATTATTGATAAAATCTACTTTTGACGGCTGATTTTTTATTTTCACCATAACACCGCACTTCTTTAATCTTTCAAATTTCTTTGCCACATCTTCTGAAATATCAACATTCTGCATTACAATCGGCATACCGATATATGCTTCTCTAAGCATTTCCATAGCCTTAAGTGCCTTTGCTTTGGTGGAATAAGTTGCAATAAGACTGTTCAGAAACACTTCCGGCGGTTCTGCGACATTTTTAACCGCAACAATTCCATAATTCCCGCCACTACTATTTAATATTGAAAAAACAAAGTTTTCATAAGAAACATCTGTTTTTCCTGTCTGTGAAATTACTCTCATATCAGCTCTCCTCACTCTGCATGAACGGCGGTAGTTCCTCTGACTGCTTGTCGGCTGTGTCAGTCGGCTCCACATCAATTATGTTGTCCTCGTCAAAATCTACTGTGTTTGCGTTTTCTTTAATCTCATCAGCAACAACCTTTTCTGTATCAAGTTTCACATCTGATACATTTTGAAATTCCTCTTGTGCATATAAACCTTGAAATCTATCTGGAAACGCTTCTCTTAAAGCCTGTACAACAGCTACTTTTCTAATCATCGTGGCTGGCTTTTTCGCCCATTGGCTGTTAAGCGAACCATCTTTTTTTCTTCCTGCGTACTCATCAAAGCCTACCGACTGATACTCGTCCTCTTTTCCGTCAATAAAGATTTTCGCCCAGCCACCTACGATAGTTTCGTTAGGTAAAACCATTGTTCCCTCTCGCTCTTCAACGACTCCGTCCTTTTTAATTACAATAATTCCTGCTTTCTTTCCCTTATATCGTGGGTCTGCATTGGCTCTCTTTGTAAAAACGTCTTTTCCAGTAACTATTGTGGCTGGGTCGTTGCTTCCATACTTAATAAGGTATGCTTCTCTCAAAAACGGATTTAAGTGCTGGTATCTGCATAATGACATAAACATCATTACTTCTCCGTCAGATACATTGCCGCCGCCACTTACAAGGTATCTTTTTATCATTGTTGGAGAAATTTTTACCATTTCCCCATTTGATTCATACTCAACTATCTGTGTATTCTCTGCCATAATTAATCCTCCTAAATCTCATTGAAAACCTGAACCGCAAACAGTTCATTAGGTGTCTGCTTGAATAAAACTCCGTCAGATATGACTGTATACATATATCCGTCATACTTAAGCTTCACAGTGTGCTTTTTACCGTCCATGTAATAATTTCTCTTCTTAATACTCATTTCTATACCTCCTATAATCCAAGTAACTTTTTGAGTTCTTCTCTCATTTCCTCAATTTCGTAACTTAACTGCTCCTTGCTTTTATCAGCAAGTCTAATCACTGCTTTGTACTCTTCTTCTGAAACTAACTCTTTAAGCGCATGCAAAATAGTAGTTACCTCCATTAAAACTTTGTCTCTTCTGCCTTCAATTATAATTTTTCCGTCTTCTGCTTTAATCATAATTATTCCTCACTTTCATTTATTATTTTTAATTCAGTTTTGAGTTTTTCAACTTCTTCCAATTTGTCTGCAATTCTTCTTTCTGCCCTGTTTCGGAATGCCTCCTTTGCATACTCAAAGTTAGGTTCTGTAAGAAACATGCGACCAAAATCAGTTATTCGCCCGACATCATCTTTCCTCACCACACTAAGGTAGTTTGGAAAAACTCTATCAACTGCCGCGTATGTCTTTGGTCTCTCTTCCGCTTCGCATTCCTCAACGTATAAACCTTTAGGGTTACTGCCGTAAGTATCTAAATTGTAAAAGTATAATTTCATATCACACCGCCTCAACCACAAGCTCTTTGTCCTGTGTATGCTTCAACATAATCAACTGGTTATCAATCTGTGGTATTCTCCAATCGTCAACGCTCTCTGTATCATCAATGATAATTGGAAAATTAACACCTACCACTTTCTGAAAAGCTCGGCATATGTCAACTTCTGTTAACATCCTTGCACCATGGTTGAGATTTCTTGCATATGCTTCGCCATTGTACACAAAGTCGCAGCACTCCTCGGTATCACCATTTAAGAGCGGTCTAAACAGCTTTGCTGTAGCAAAATTCAGATACTTATTTACATCAGCCTGTAAGAGTTCGTTCTTCTTACGAGTAAACTCTTTGAGCAAGTCAAGCTTTCTTTCCCAATCAGCAATCTCTTGATTGAGGTCTTTTCTCTTATCTTCAAGGTCAGCTATGCTATCATCTATACGCTTGTTATTCGCCACACCAAGCTCAATCTTTGTATCAACCGATGAAACTTGCCTTAACAGTTCGTTTCGCTCGTTTTTAAGCTTTCTGATAAGTTCTGATGTATCATTTTCATCTGCAAGAGCTTTCTCTTTTTCCTCGATTTTAGCTTTAAGCGCCTGATACTCACTGTTGCCTGTCATGTCAACATCAGTAGGTACCATTCCAAGCTCTTTAGCGATGTTATCACGTTCAATCTTGTTAGCAACAGTATCGCGCTTTTCTGTCAGTTCCTTAAGTTCTGCTTCAAGGTCTGCTATTTCTTTTTTCTTATCCTCAATAGCCTGTTTAAGCCCCTTGCTATAGTTTGACAGTGCATTGCCCCTACCTTCAAGCTCTTTAAGATTCTTCGCTTTTAGAGCGTCAAATTCGGCTCTTAAGACCTCCACCTTATCTTCCGGTAACTTCTGACCGCACATCGGACAATTAACACTGCTTTCATCAAAGGCAAGCTCTTTTGTTTTTTTCCAATCAGCACGGACCTTTTCTAAGTCTCTTGCACAATATCTAATTTCTCTTTCAGAGTTTTCAATTTTAGCTTTTCCGGCTTTTATCATTGACTCTGTTTTGTGAATTGAAGCATTAAAATCATCAATCTGTAACTGTAGCTCCATGCGTTTTTTCTGATTGTCAGCGTTAGCTTTTCTCTCCATGTCTGAAAGCTCAAATTTAAGGTTCATAATGTCCTCTGTGGCTTTCTGCTTGCTCTCTAAAATCTTGTTGTAGTCGGACAGCTTATCTTCGATTCCCTTAAGCTGTGGCTCGTATGTTTTCTTCTGCAATTCAAGCTCTGCAAGGTCTGTATACTCATTGGTGGAATGAATTGTATCAATCCTTGTTGAGATTTCGTCTCTTTCCTTGACAAGTCCTTTTGAGCCATTCCTACCGCCTGTGCCGTTTAGCTTGCCACGGCATACTTTTTTGAGCTGGTCTACATCACCATCATCAAACATCGGCTTAAGTTCAGCAAACTGTGGAAACATATCGCAGATTTCTTCATCAGTACGTGTACCGAAATAGCTTGCAAGTGCTAATCTCTGCTCTGCCTGTGACTTGTTAAGTAATGTCATGGCGTTTAAGCAAAATGGTAATACTCCAAGTTCTGCCATATTGTCATTGATGTACTGATTGTAGTCAGCCATTTTATACGGCACATCATTGATTGAATAATCAGTAACACTGCCTGTAATCTCACCTTTTTTGTTGCGTTTCTGCCTTGTAACCTTTTTCAGAGTCTTTGCTTTTCCGTCAATCTCAAAGGTAACAGCTCTTACAATGTCAACATCGTCAATCTCAATTCCGCATTCATCATGCGGTCTTATGCCTGTAATCTCTCTGTCGTTCTCATCGTGGCAATTCAGCACATCAAGAATAATTCTCTTAACTGTTGATTTGCCGACTTCATTCTGGCCGGACAACACAGTTTTCATTGAAAAATCTGTGTCTAATGTGTTTTTGCCGTAGAATTTGCAAAAATTCTGTGCAAAAATGTGTGTAATCTTCATTGCGTTTCCTCTCTTTCTATTTGTTTATGGTTTTTAGAATCAAGTTCCCATGTAGGCTTGATTTTTTCACTACTCTTAGGTATGAGTCCGACTCTGATACGAAAAGCCACTCACTAGCCACGTAATGAGCCTTGTTGAGCAATAGCTTCTGCTCTCTTGTTAATGGCTTCAATCTGTATCTTGTATCACCCAGCCTAATCCGTCTTACATTGTCGCTCATTTAGTTTCTCCATTTCTTTGTCCAACAGCGCTTGAAAGTCAAATGATTTATCTTTGTGCCGTTTAGCTCGATATAGTTCTTGTAGGTAATCGTTAGCACTCTGACGTTTCAATTGGCTACCAATCGCAGTAGATGTCAAGATTTCCATTTCCGCTCCCTTCGTCATATACAATTCCTTGTATGCCAACAGGAGTATCAACTACAGTTCCGTGTGGTAAATCATCACTTGCAATTACTACATACTCGTTTTCATCAACTACAAGCCCATGCTCATTTAAATGTCTGCCCGGTATATTAAGTCCACCACCGGGTAACACTCTCTGCGAGTACCACGTATAAGTGTAATCGCCGTATCTGACTCGCCCTAGCTTCTTAAATCGGCTACAACTGTACTTCTTACGGCAAGTTGGGATTTCCGGCTCTACATAGGTCTGCTCAACTACAACCGGCTCATTCTGAACTACTGTTGGCTCAATCTTCCCAAGCATTACATCATTTAAATAGGAAGTAACGCCGGCTGTCAGCTCAACTTTGCTATCTGCTTTCGTTGCCATTGGCTTTAAGGTCATAATTCCAATCGTTGAAATTGATAACATCAATATCAGTTTTTTTCTTCTCATGCGGTTCGCCCTCCTCTATGAGACAAAATGCAATCAATATCAGCCAAAATACTGTTACGATTGCTCCAACGATAATACTCGCTGTCTTAATTCCGTATGCCACCGATAATCCAAGGAAAAACGCAAATGCCAATGCTCCGAAAATCGAATAGCCACAGCCGGTATAGAATTTCTCTTTTAAAGTTCTTTTTCTCATACAATCACCTCACTATGCAAAACTCTGTTGAGCGTTTGCGTCATGAATAAGCTCATCAAGATACTTAGGTACGACATAGCAATCAATGAACTCATGCACATCGTCTATATACTTTCTCTTGATACTCTTATAAGTAGATACACAGCCATACTCACGCTTTAACTGCGTCCATATATCAGAAAATGTCTTATGCCTGATACTATTATCCCTGTATGCTTCGCTCTGCTTGCCACCAAGGATATTTACAACTCTGCGCTTAACATGCTGTTGTATCTCGTCAATATCGCAACTGTAAAGTGGTACATTTTCCTTAAGCTCGCTCACATCATCTTTGATGTCGTTTACTTTCTGCTCTAATTCTGTATAGCCCTGTGCCAACAACTGTATCTGACCGCCTGTTGTCTTTGGCATACCATAACTGCCTGTTTTTCTGATTGACGGAAGTACCTCTGATGTCACCCATTTACGAAACTTCCTCGCATTTTCTTTTCTGCTGTCAAGAATTACATCGTACAAACCATCTTCATTGACAAATATGGTATTCTGTATTCTTCCAAGTGAATCTGGGATGGGGTAATTTGAAATTACCTCGTCAGTAAGCCTCTGCTTTACTCCCTTTGCTGTAAGCTCTAATATTCTGCATAAATCTCCAAGGCAGAATAAAACTTCATCATCTTTAGTTATAGTTCTGATTTCTCCAAACTCTTCATTATTGAAAATTTGTAAATCGTTCATGTTTTCTCCTTTCTGTGGTATAATCTCCCTATCTTTTAATAAGGGGGTGAGTCACTTATGATTCTTAATGGTTTCTGCAATAAGCAGAACAAGGATTATTCCGTTGAGATTAAAATGATAGATACTTCCGACTTGGAAAAACAAAGTCTTGAGAATGGTCGGTTGGTCTGTCAATATGCAATGTCGTTTGGTTGTTGCCGCAACCCTAAACAATGCTCTATTCTTCAAAATCTCAACAAATAGTTCCTATTGGCTCTCTGAAATATGAGAGCCAAAATTAACCTCATAGCCGTCTCTAAATTTGATACTCTTAATAGTGCCTACATATTTTTGATTTAACTGTAGTGTTCGCAAGTCTGTGGCAATATCAAACGCATTCAGGTCAATTGTTAGTACAGGAAATCCAGCTTTGTCTTGTTTCAATTCATAGCTTCTCACTCCGTCTATTTTGTGACCGTCAATGCAGATTTCTGTAAAAATCTTTTCGCCCTCAACCTGTCTGATTTCGATTTTCGACATTTCTACTCCTTTCTCTCTACTCGATAAAATAAGAAACTTCTACACCAAAATAATTAGCAATCTTAATTAGCTTGTCTGTTTTTGGCATTGATTTTCCCGATTTCCAATCTGAAAAAGTACTTCGTGCCATTCCGAGTTCCTCCGACAGTTTGTAAAACGAAACGTTTCTAGCTTTTATGAGCGTATCAAGTTTTTTAAAACTCGCCTGTCGTTTTTCCTTATTCAATTCCCCATCTCCTTTCTTGACAATAGTTAGGAAATCCGTTACTATAAAAAGTGCCATATTAGGCAAAATACGCTAGGAGGCAAAGGCCTTGAAAGCAATTTTGATTTTGCCTGTTCCATATTTGCGAGGTCGCATTTAAAATGTAGCAATCGGTGTAGCGCATTTTGGGCAGTAAAGCTCGATAAAAAATCATGGTTGGCATGTCCGATAATATGCCGTGCTACGCTAGATACTCCTCTCAATCCGTCAGCTAATGGCGATTAAACTGCTGAACTTAAACTGCATAAGTGACGGAACATTTAAAGAAGCATTGTGTAGTACCAATGCGTTGAAAGACTTCAAAATGTATATGGTATAAAAAATATTGGAGGTCACTATGCAATACAAACCAAATTACCCAAATATGGATAAATTATTTCCGCAACACAAAATTCCTAAAATTGAATCACCTACATATGAAAAAGACAAATCTCCATACGAGCTTTTAGAAAGTCAGTCTGCTTATCTTGAAAAGACAAGCAAGGAACTTCACGATATGGCTCAATCTGCTAAATCTCAAGCCGATTCCGCAAAAGAGATTGCTGAAAGTTCTAAAACGCAAGCTGAACTAGCTATTAAAGAATCTCAAAAAGCTAGTAAAGCATCTGCCACTTCTGCGGTACGGGCAAACATATCTACGATAGTTTCAGTATTATCTTTAATTCTTTCTGTTTTTATTAATGCAGATAAGATAATAAAGACTGTGCAAAGCTTTCTATCTTATCTACCCCAGTTAGGACATTGATTAATATTGAAAGAATTCCACAGACAATCGCTATGTTTGACATGGTGTTTGCCTTTTTGCAATTTCCCATTATCTCTTCACAAGTTTTATGAATGTCGTTTGTATCCACCTCTTCATCTCCTTTCTTTCTAATCCACGAAACTCTCAACCGGCTCATCAAGATAGCTTGCAATTTTAATCATGGTGTCTAATTTTGGCTTGCTTTTATCTCTCTTCCAATCTGAAAGTAACATAGGTGAAAAGTTCAAGTCTGTTGCTACTCGGTATGATGTGATACCCTTTTTCTTCAAAATTTGCTCAAATCTCGAATATGATTGAGCATATTTCTTAGAATTATTCATTTTTTACGCTCCTTTCCTTAAAAATATATTGATTTTATTAAGGAAATCCGTTATAATGAAACTTACCAAGACAACAAAATAACAAAATTAAAACCTAGGTTTTAAGGCTTTCCTTAATCTAGGTCTAGTATATTATGGTTTTCTTTAATTGTCAAGCATTATTTTAAAGTTTTCCATAATAATTTATGAGGAATTTTTTATGTACGAATACTATCAGAAATTACTAGACGAAAAAGGCTTGAAAAATGCCGATGTTTCAAGAGCTACAGGCATTTCAAACATGACTCTATCTGATTGGAAAAGAGGAAAGAGCGAGCCAAAAACTAAAAATATGCAGAAAATTGCTGATTTTTTAGGAACTACCTTATCATATCTAGTTACAGGTGAAGAAAGTAACCCTATATTTGAACAATCAAATACAGATTATGACATTTCAAATATAGACAGCAAGCTCAAAGATTATGTATTTAAGTTATCTAAATTGTCGGATAAAGAGCAAGAAAGTATTATGAATTTAATAGATGTGATGTATGAAAATACTCAAAATAAATTAAATTAATAAGAAAGGTGGTATTTTATTATGAGTAAAACTGTTAAATGTCCTAAATGGGGTTGTGATGGTGTTGGCATACCTGTTGATACCAAGAAAAAATTCTCATTCGGTAAAGCACTTGTTGGCAACACAGTAGGTGGTCTCTTCGGACCTGTCGGTGCCGTTGTCGGTACTGCTACCGGAATTAAGGGAAAGAATGGCAAAACAAAGTTTGTGTGTTCAAAATGCGGTAACGTTTGGGAAAAGAAGATATAACTACCAAGGCAGAGCTTTTACTCTGCCTCTATTTTTCTTTTGATGAATACATACAAGTACAATAACAGGTCTTTATCTTCCAAGCCCTCAATCATTTTAATTATTTCATCCTTATATTCCATACAATACTACCTCCGATACATCAATTATAGAACATTTGTTCTTAAACGTCAATAAGGACGGCAGAAAAATCCACCGCCCTACCGAAACTTGAAGAGTTCTCTTATTTGAGAACATCGTTACTGTATCACTTTAAAGTGTTTTATTTTGTCGAATATTGACAACATGGATTGCAAAGAGTAAAATAGCAAAAAAGAACTAGAAGGGGGATTTTTTATATGAAAAGATATAGAGAATACTGCATTAACAATCATTATGTTAATATTGGCGATTTAGATAAGCATTATCAAGGCAATATGGAAATGGTCTGTAGGCATATCGAGAGTAACTATCTCGTTGACCGCAAAACTTCAAGCTATTATGTAAATTTATACATACAAGATAAGCCGTTTAAAAAGAAAGATTCTGTATTAAGCACAATAGCTATTTGCTTTTGCCTGCCGCTTATACTATGCGCACCGCTTTTTCTTGATGTAATATGTATCATAACAGCACTGATACTTGCTATCATTGATTTAGCTCTTAAGAGTTCAGAACAAATTCCAAGGCGTCATGTAGGTTCGATTGTTGCTATTGTGATATGTGTTCTTTCTGCTTTAGGATTGATTTTTGTAGACCATTCAAGTGCTGATACCGCCAAAAGTGACAAGAAGTCCAATAATCAAGTTGAAAGTGAAATAGAAACCGAGACAGAGAGTGATTCTTCGCAAGGCTATCAAAGAGTTGAAGCTCGTGTCGGAGAGGCAATAACTTATCAAGACAGCATAAATGTAACTTTAACTAATTTTTATGAAAATACGAATTATGATTATGAAAAGCCTAAAAGCGGATATAAATATGTTACTTTTAGCTTTCAGGTGGTAAATAATAGTGACGAAACATTTAGTTTTTCTTATACTAATGCAACCGGATATGCTGATAACGTGCAAGTCGAAAACACACTTTATTTAACTGACAGCTCTTCGATTTTAGAGCTTTCGCCAGGTAGAACCGGAAATGTCGATATATCGTTTGAAGTTCCAACAAACGCGCAAAGTATTGAAATGGATTACAATTTCAATCCATTCGCAAATGATGTCGGAGTATTTATAGGGCAATAATCAGAGAGGGCTTATGCCCAATGTCATTAAGTTAAGATGACCAATCAAGATCTTAGCATCAGAAATGATGCTAGGGTCTTTTTATTTTGTAATAAATGGTTGACATATGATTCGAAATGTGCGGCCGCTTTCGCTATCGAATGATAATGAGGTAGCGAAAGCGGCCCTTGTAATTAAGAACATCTTGATTGCAAGGAGGTAACGCATATGAGCAATTATATTAATCAAGTTTCAGATTCTCTAAAGAATCATATTTCGGAATTAGCTAACAATCCATGTTTATTTCTTCGAAACCCCAATGTCGATTTCTCTCGAAAACGGAAAATTGATTTCAAAACTCTTATAGGAATCATGATGAATTCGGGTGGAGCTACTATGAGTAAAGAACTACTTGATTTCTTTGATTTTAACAAAAATACTCCGTCTGTGTCAGCATTTACGCAACAACGTTCAAAAGTACTTCCAGAGGCTTTTGAATATTTGTTTAAATCTTTTACGGATGACAACCTTCCAACTACTAATAATTATCATGGTTATCGTTTAATTGCATGTGATGGAAGTAACTTGACCATTGCAACCAATCAAAAGGATCCAGAAACTTTTTGGGAACGTAATCAGTATGGTTCAATTGTTAATAAACTACATCTAAATGCCTTTTATGATGTTTTGAATCGTATATACACCGATGTTTTAGTGCAAACAGCAGCGGATTACAACGAGTTTAGAGCATGTGCAACAATGATTGACAGATCGAAACTAGAGAATGTTATTCTTGTTGCTGATAGAGGATATGAAAACTATAACATTTTTGCACATGCAATTGAAAAAGGATGGAAATTCGCTATACGTGTCAAAGATAAAAATAGTAATGGAATTGCATCTGGGTTAAATCTTCCTCCAAATGATGAGTTTGATATAGATATCACTAAGATTTTTTCGAGGAAAAATACAAAGACCACAAAAAATGCAGGCTATAAGTGGATGCCTGCAAATCAAGTGTTTGATTATCTTCCACGAAAAAGTGATAAAACATACGAATTATCATTTCGTATTATTAGATTTCCTATAGGGTCTAATTCTTATGAAATAATAATTACAAATCTTGATAGAAATATTTTTGATGTAAAAAAAATAAAGGAAATCTATCATTTGAGATGGGGAATAGAAACTTCATTCAGAGAATTAAAATATGCCATAGGATTAACAAGTTTCCATGCACGAAAACCAGATTTTATTAAACAAGAAATATATGCGCGATTACTTTTGTATAACTATTGTGAATTAATAACTACACATGTAATAAAACAAATGAAAAACAATGATAAAACAAAACAGGTGAACTTTACAATCGCCATTTATATTTGTAGAGAATATCTCCGTAATAAACGCAATCTTAGTCCACCTGATGTGATTAACCTAATAGAAAAGCATGTATTACCAGTAAGACCTGGTCGAAAAGACCCTCGCAAAGTCAAACCCCAGGCATCTGTAAGCTTTCTATATAGAGTGGCTTAATCATAGATAATTATAAGTTTTTTTGACAGATAAACAATCTGTCTTTTTGTTGTGCTGCAAAATAGACAAAAGAAAAAAACACATCATATTTATCAAACAATTGCAAATATGATGTGTTTTATAATTATGTCAAAATTCTTAACTTAATGACATTGGGCTTATGCCCTCTCTTTTTATGTGCGAAACGCTATTTGTGGTATAGCCTGCTAAACCAGAGTTTAGATAAAAAATTTACTATTGTAGCTATGTAAGAAATAAAAATTATTCAGACATATATATTAAATCGGCAAGCAAATAACTACCTGATGCAAGTGTTTGATTTAAATATACCACATACACTTTATTTGTATCGTCATATTGAATTGTATTTATTCGATAATTTCCTTCGTTAGAAGTCTTATAATTAACTATAACATTTATAAGTCTGTATCCAGTTTTATAGCCAATATATAAAAATGAATATCCTGTTCCATTAATTTTTTGACTTTCTAAATGAACCAAATGCATATTACCTAAACTCTGGTTTAATTCATCGTATTTGTCATTCAAAATCTTGCCTTGACTCGCGTCTAATGCGCTTCCAGTGGTAGAAGTCGTGAGGTTATTCACCAAATCTTTAAAGGCAAAGCTTTTCAAATCAGCGAACCACTTCTTAATTTTTCCGAAGCCGACCGACACTTTTTCACCAGAAACAAGGTTTGCTCTAGTTGTTGTAGCGGCAAAAGTAACTGTTGTATCGCTTATATTTCCACCTTCTGCAACCGCTCCGATATTGGCAGGAGTTATGTTTACATTTCCTCTGCGATAATATGTTTCTTTTGCACCTTTTACTCCTGTTACCGGTGTGCCGGCAAGCACATCCCAATATCTATCAACAGTTAAATATACGTTACTTCCGGCAGGAATTATATTACCAGCCCCCTCTTTAAAATCAGTGGTTGTGGTAAAATGGTCGGTTATATTGTACATATCACCAGAATTAGCATCCGCTGTGCTCGGTAAGTCGGCAAAGTTGATTGTTCCAAGAGGTCTTAATGCTCCGCTGAAGCTCTCAGATATTTCTTTAACTTGTTCTGCGTACTTTTGCGCTTCCGACTCGCTCTTTGCAGAGTTAGTCTCACTTGTCTTAGCATTGGTTTCAGAAGCCTTGGCTTTTGTTTCACTTGTCTTAGCGTTACTTGCAAAAGTTGACGCGCTAGTAGCAGAAGCCTTGGCATTAGTTTCACTGTTTTTTGCGTTAGCTGCGCTTGTAGATGCATTAGTCTCTGATTTCTTAGCATTAGTTTCACTGGTCTTAGAATTTGTTTCACTCGCTTTAGCATTACTTGCAGAGGTAGACGCACTGGTCTCACTTGCTTTAGCTTTTGTTTCACTCGCTTTAGCATTGGTTTCACTATTCCTTGCTTTTGTGGCCGAGTTTGACGCGTTGGTTTCACTGGTCTTTGCGTTGGTCTCGCTAGTTTTAGCATTACTTGCAGAGGTGGATGATTCTTGAGCTTTGCTTGTGGCAAGTTCTGCTGATTTTTGAGCTTGTGATACAGATTGAGCCATGCCGTCAAGATAGCTCTGAATAAGTCTTTGAATTTCAGTGTCAAAATCCTCAACAGTTCCCATTCGCTTAACAACTCCCGGCGCGAAACACATCCATATCTGCTGTTTTTTCGTGTCGGAGTCGGTCGATACCGCCCATTCTCCAGCTTTCATTTTTAAGGGGTCAAACTCCGCGTATGCCCCTCGTCTCATTTGAATTGCCATAAATTACGCCTCGCTTTCATCAATTATCTCCATTTGCCTAAAACGTGAAGTTGTAAATACAATTGTTTGTTTGTTTCTGCAGCAGCCGAGTTTATACAAAACCCCAACTCATTACTGCTCCATCTTGTAAAAAAAATAGAATACAACCCGCCGGCGCTACAAAACACAGTACCTGTAGTATGTAAGATACTTTTTATTCCGTCTGGCATATATACGCTTCCATAAGTATAATACAGACTACCATATTTAGAGCCAAACGAGACAGTCGCGGGAAAACTTCCCCACATTTCTATATATCCATCTGTCCACTGTCTCCAATACCAGCCGTTTTCATTGGTAAATGTTTTTGAGCCAAAAACAGTTTCAACCCCATTAAGAGTCAAATTGTTTGCGGTAATGTCAACGTTAGTTCCACTTACATTAACCGTTTCACCGTTTATGCTTGCAAAGCCACCGCCACAGCCCATACCGCTAGTATATCCTCCAACGTTTGAAAAAAGGTTTGCTCCCTCTGGATTTACTGTAAGATTATTATCAATATCATTTCCACTGTAATTTCCGCTTATTTTTGTCCCTGTTTCCGCGTCTTGCGCCCAAAAACTTTGATTGAGTCCTGTGGACGGATTAACAACATCGACATTGAAAGCTTTTGTAAATTCGCCGTATGCCCCTACAATTTTTGGGGAAATAACATACTCTTTTCCTATTTGCGTGTAGCCAATATTGTCTTTTAATTCGTTTAGCTTATCGTTTGTTGCAAAATCGGGTTGGTCTGAGATATTGTTCCACGAAATACTTACTCCGTCAGCAAGCGTAATGCCCTTGTTATCAAGTGTAATCAGAATTTTTCCGTTTGCGTCTTTGACATACTGCTTGCCGTTTGTGTTATTCTCGCCGCCTAAAGTGAGTGTTCCGCCATGCGCCCAATCAAAATTAATGCCGATAGCCGACATAATATTGAAAATAGCATTTCCGTCTTTATCAATTCCGGCTTTCCACGTCTTGCCGTAATCATTTGATACAGCCATGCCATTAGCTGCCATTTTCCACTGTATGTTGCTTGAATTAAGGTCGGCTTTGTTGTGCATGATGTAAATAATCGAGCCGTCCTCTTGTACCTGTTCAGTCTTAAAAAGTCCGAGTGATTGAGACATTAGCTGTGTCAGCAATTGCATTTGCTTATCATATACACTTAGTTTTGCCTGTGCAACTTTCCTAGCCTGTACGATAGCCTTTGTCTCATTGCTAAATTTATCAGCACTATTTCTTGAAGCATTTTCAGCATCGCATGAAATTTTCGTGCCACTTCCAACTGTAAATGTTCGGTTGGAAATAAAACAGCTATAGGTATTCTGCTTGCGGTCCGTCACAAGTGCTACATCTCCGCTCTCAATCAGTGGGTTTGACAAGAGTGTATCGTCAAGAGGTCTGAACCTCATACCACCGATTTTTTTGAAGATATAGTTTGCAACTGTCTGTGCCTTTTCTGCCGAAATAAACGGATTATCAGAGATTGAGACTACATATCCCTCTTTCCCGGCAAGTGCATTAACATCTTTTGCCTTGTCCTCTTTTGAGGTTACAGTTACCTTTACCCCGGTGATAACAACATCATCAGTCGCAACGTTCAAGTCTTTTTGCGTGTAAATATTGTGGTAATTTCTCGCCTCCGTGAATGTTCCACCATCAGCACTATCTCCACTTGAATAGTCGGTGAACTTTCCACCATCAACGCTGTCTCCGTCAGAGTATGGTGTAGTTTTTGTGCTAAAAGTTCCGCCATTGTAATTTTGGCTCCCAAACTGGCTCATATCATACCACTCGATAAGCAATTCGCCATCGTGACCGCATTTGCCCCATAATCCGCTTAACTGCAAAATGTAAGCTATAGCCTGTCCATATGTGAGCTTTTGATTATCACTCGGTATCTCGTTAATCACGTAATCAGAGTTATCAAATCTTGCCATAGTAAAAGGTACATCACACTTAATACAAGCGTCTCTGACTACCTCATACGCTGTCGTAGGGTAGCTTAAATTGCTGTCATACTCACGATTGAAATTATTAATATTGTCAAGGCAAGTAAGTGTTATGAGTGAGCCGTCATAGCTTGTCTCGCTGACTCTATACTCACCGATTTTTAGTTTTTCGGTTGTGCCGTCAGAAAAACTTTTTGAAACATATGCTGTTACGCTTGCCTTGTCAAAATCATACTTGCTGTAATCCTCGTAAATGTTATTCAGCTTAATTTTCAGTTTTCCGGCAATCAAAGCCCCGATTGTGAAAGTACCATTGCTTGATGTTGAGTCATTAACTTCGAAGCCATTCGCCCACAGCTCACTATCACTAATAGGGATTTTTTCACCGCTTGCCGTAACTATGTCAGTGAAGCAATTTACATTTATATCATTGTCGAGCATTACTGCTCTTCGCCATTTAGCCGATACGTTAAGCATTAAATCACCGCCTTATACTTCTATGAGGTCGAAACTCAATGTCTCATACCTCTTATTGTTGATAGTCCATATCTTGATAGGTGCGCTTCTATCACCTACATAGAATGTACGTGTTTCATCAGTGCCACTCATAGCGTCAGGATATGTCACTCTGATATATTCGGGGTTTACCATTTGAAGTATCTTTGCTGTCCTAGCCGTGTCTGTACCGCTCCATGACAATTTAAGTTGTCGTTTCTGTGCTATTCTGTTTTTATGCATTTGAGCGTCCTGTGTACGTCCACTATCGCTTGCAGACACATCAATCAAGCCCCATTCAAAGCTTGACGGAGTAGGTAATTCCACTCCGTCTACTAACATCATCGCCATACTCTGTTACCTCGTAAAAAGACACCCACGCAAGGGTGAGTGTCTTAGCCAAATTCATTTGCTACAATATATCGTTGTCCATGCTTTGCTTTACCTACCTGTGTCATGCGATAGAGGGTTTCGCTGTCGCATTTAAACACGTTTTCAATGATAGGTGGTGCAGAGTTTCCACCGACATTAGAGTTCATCATTACTTGCGCCATGCCCTCCATGACAGCCTGTTTAATTCCCTCGGTGATTTGTTGGTTATTTGCAACTACGTTTTTGCCGTTTGAGAATTTACCGACCAGCTCGTTGTGATTAATAAAAGCCATGCCGTCCTCTCCCCTTGGGAAAATTCCGCCACTAGCAAGCCTTGGAATATGTACTTTCGGGACTAACGATACTCCGTTCCAATTTGCACCAGCCACCTTAGCAGCCATAGAAACAACTTTGTTAAATCCTCTTAATAAAGAGTTAATTCCACTGACAACAAAATTAACACCATTCTCTATTTTGGAAATAACGTAGTTCATAGCTCCTGTAACACCGCCTTTTATCGAACTCCACACATAATTAAATGCGCTTGTAATTCCGTTTTTCATAATATTAAAGCAGTTTGTGATAGGCGAAATAACATTGCCATTAAACCAACCCGCCACGCTTTGCCAAGTAGATATAACAAAGTTCTTTGCTGTGCTAAGTGCCGATGTTATACCAGCTTTCAACATATTAAAAAAGTTTGAAATCGGTTGTATTACTGTACCGCTAAACCAACTTGCCACCCCTTGCCATGTTGAAAATACAAAATCTTTTGCTGTCTGTATCGTTGTCTGTATAAACGTTTTTAAAAAATTAAACAGATTTGAAATTGGAGTGATTACATTATTATTGAACCACCCCGAAGCTACTATCCAAATTGCTTGAATTATTATCCAAATACCTTGAAAAATCTGTTGTGCTCGTGTAGCAAAGCCTTTAAAAAAGCCAACTATCGGTTCAATTACTGTGGAACTGAACCATTTCGAAGCTCCTTGCCACACAGTTACTATGTCTTTCCATAAGGAGCCAAAAAAGCCACTTATGGTTTTCCACATATCTTTAAAAAACGAAACCACAGGCTTAATGACATTTCCATTGAACCAATCGCCAACTGTTGAAAATAGTTCACAAATTGTGTTCCAATTATCTTTTACCACAACAACAATCGTTGCGACTGCTGCCACTATTGCTCCAACAATTACCGCCGGCAATGCTGCCACACCAGCTAATATTGCTCCGATTGTGGCTAATGCAACACCTATTACCATTAGAATTTCATTTACCCAACTAAATCCGTCTTTTAACATTTTGACAAAATTTACGATAGATAAAATTGTTCCGGCTATTGCTGAAAAAGCAGAACCGATTGTTGCTAATAGGTCTACTGCCCCTGTTCCGAATGCGGCTGTTATTGCATCACCCAAACTTAAACCACTGAATAGTCCTTCTATAAGTAGTCCGAGATTTGTTGACAATGAGGCAAAAATGGTTTTAAATGCTTGCATTATTGCCGTTCCAATGCCAGCTCCTTCTACAAGCTCAAATCCAATTTTTGAAGCTATTGCCTGTGCTATCGCTTTTGATAATGATTTTCCAATAAAAGCGAGTGCCACTGAACCCAATTTTAACGAAATTATCTTTTTTATCAGCAATGTGCCAACTATTATCTCAACAGTTTTGATGTCCAAATTGCTTAAAAAGTCCGTAATTCCTTTAAGTATGTCTTTCCACGACACATTTTTAATTGCCGTGGTTAGCATGGTGTATATTCCTTGCACCCATGCGTTAATAGTTTTTGCTAGTAACGCAAAATCAAAATTCTCAAAAAATCCATTAATGCCGTTAGCAATCGACAAGCCAAAATTAGTCCAATCGAATGTTGTGCCGAATGAATTGAGGAAATGCAAAGCTGTGTTTAGCGAACCGGCTATTGTTGCGCCCAAATCATAAAAGAGTCTTGGGCTGATTAAACCATTGAGAAAATCTGCAAGCCCTTTTCCAAAATTGTCAGCTTTCTGATAAATCTTCTTCCAATCAATGCTCTCCATAGCACTCGCAAGAGCGTCACCGATGTACTTTCCGAGTGAGTATAAATCCTTGATTGATGATTTGTATTTTTCGAGCAATCCATCGGTCTTTTTCAGCGAGCTATCAACACCACCTCCAGCTCCACCGCCACCGGAACCGCCACTGCCCGAACCGCCACCACTGCCACTATCGCTGTTATCGTCAAGTGCGTGTATCTCATCTATGCTAAGCAGTGTCTTTTTCAGTTTTTGAGCTTTCTTATTCGACTTATCGGCACTATCACCAATGTCTCCAACTCCGCCAGCTATGTCCTCCATGCCGTCAGCCGTGGCTCCGCGACCGCTTATTTCGATAGTCCATCCAAAGATTGCCCCGAGTGCGTCAGCTATAGTTCTTGTGAAACTGATAACCTTAAGCATTACCTTGTTTAATGCTTGGACAAATGGCTTTAAAGCATTGATTACTACGCTACCTATGATACTGCCCCATGCTTGAAACTCTTGCTTAAGAACTCTTACACTGTTAGCCCAGGTATTTGCGGTCTTAGCAAAATCACCCTGTGCAGCTTGCGTATTAGCCATGACATAATTGTATCTTAGCAATACCTTTTCAGCTTGCGTCATGGATTTGATATTTGCATCAAGTCCGTTTTTCATAGCCCACTCTGAAAGTGTGGCTTGTGTTAAATCAAGTCCGTATCTCCTTAAGGGTGCAATTGTTCCTGAAAAAATGGATTGTAAGCTCTTTGCAACATCAGCTTGGTCTACATCGTAGAACGAAGCCATGTCACCGGCTAACCTTGTAAGATTAAGCGACATGTCAGCCATACTGTCTGTAGTCTTGTATAGCGTGTTATTTTGGCTCATAAGAGCTTTATTTGCCACCGCCGTACCATTTGCCACTTGTTCTGATGAAATGCCTATAGAGGTTCCTAGTGCTTGGAAACGGCTTGATATTTGCTTAACCGTCAGCTCCGACATTCCAAAGTCTTGAATTGATGTTTTTGTAAAATCATCAACCTTACTTGCCATATCACCAAATGTGGTATCTACTACGTTTTGAACCTCTGTTAATTGGCTTGCTAAATCAACTGCACTGCCTATTTTTCCTACAGCTCGCATAACCATCCAATAAGTTGCGTAAAACTTACCGATAGTTGAAGCCAAGCCCCTGAATCCACTCCTTGTACTCTTAATCGACTTGCTCGTGTTCGAAAAGCCTGTTACAAGTGACCTACTAGCCGAACCAACTTTTGAGCCTTGTTGCGACAGATTAGCAAGTGCGTTAGTCATTTGAATAATGTTGTTGCTGACTCTCGGTGCGCTAGATAATGTTGTCATTACCTCTTTCAAGGCACTACCAAGGTTTCTGATATTGTCTGCAGCATATCCGGCTGATTTTGAACCGAGCTTTGAGATTGAAGCTGTTAGCTGTGTAATCTCTGCTGATTGCTTTGATATGCTCGCAAAGCCCGACAATTCTGTTGCCATGCTCTTTAAAGCACTTGCCGAGCTGACAAGCCTTGCAGTATCAAGGTTGCCGAGCTTTTCCATGTTGGTTGCAATCTTGCTAAAGGTACGTGTGTCAATACTGCTCACACTTCTAAGTGATGTTGCAAGTTGTGACATTCCGCTCGCAAAATTGCTTATGCTTGCACCATTGAGGGAATTGAGAGTATCTCCAAGTCCTTGCAACTTAGCTTGTAAGTTGCCTATGGCTCTACTCGCTTGTTGCGCATCCGACTTGATTTGAAGCTCAATGCTCTCTGCCATTTTCTCACCTCCCTGTAATAAAAAAGAGCTACCCTAAAGTAGCTCTCATGCATTTAGTCTTTGAGCAGATAGTATGTTGTAATCAATCCAACATATCCATCTTGCTTAAGACCTCTATTCTTTTGAAATACCATGACACATTTAGTGAGGTAATCCGTCCACTTGCCGTAATCAGTATCAAGTTTGTAGAAATGATACTTGTCATGCAGAGTTTTTCTCAACCACTTAAAGGCTGTCGGGCAGTTATGCTTCTGACCGCTCCACAGATTGTGATTTTTGGCAAATCTCTGTGAATTAGCTCCAAACTTGCCATCTTCCTTAAGCTCGCCTGTGTCAAATCCAATGTTCATGGCATGTTGCCATTTCCTTACATCATCATTATCGAGGTAATATTCCTCATTACCTTTCCAAGCGTTATTCTTTACCGGAGTTGCTATTGGTGCCGAACTATTCTCTATTCCATCACCCTTATTAAGCTCAATGTATAGTAAGTTAGCATCAGTGCTGTTATTCAGACCGCTACAGGTAAATGCGCTCGAATACTGCCAGCCATACAGAGAATGTTGAATAACAGGCTTCTTTGCACTATTAGGCTCATCACCAATAGACATCCCCTTAGTTGACGGATAGCGCGCAATCCAAAACGGACAGTTAATCTGATTTGCGTATGGCGCAATGTACTGATTGTAAAAGCTAAGCCCTGTGTATACACCAAAGTTAAGCCCAGCACTCTTGATAACACTCTGATATGTGTTAATTATGTCAATAAGCGTCTGTCCAAGTCCTTGCTGGCACTTATCTTCAACATCTAACCAAACGAAAGTTTTTCTTCCGTTAAGCGTCTGAATGACCTTGTTCGCATCCGTCTTTGCCTTGTCTACTGTTGTAGCGTATGAGTAGTTGTAAACACCTTGTATCGGCATTCCTACATCAGTACAGCCTTTCCAGTTTTGCTCAAAGGTCTTATCCGGATTAAGGTCTTTGCGGATTATTTTTAGGATTGCAAATTGCACCCCAGCCCACTTAACCTTACTCCAATCAATATTTCCTTGATATGACGATACGTCAATTCCTTTATATGCCATATTTTCACCTCATTAATCAGGACTTTCAGGCAATCCCGACTGTCTTAATGCGTTAATTCGTTGCTTCATTTCGTATACGGCAATTTCCTCATTAGACTCCTTGTATTTAGGCTCGTTATCTTTTGAGTATTGCTCATTTAATGATTTCTCAATGTATTTTGCTCTTGCTTTGTTGCCATTTAAGGCTCTGTCGATAGCTGTAAGAGTTGCACTTAATCCGTATGTGCCCCACCAAGCCCACATGTTAGAGTCAGATTCTCTTTGCTCGAGCATATAAGCCTTTGAATAAGGCTCTAAATCAGCCGGACAAGACATATCTATGTCCTCAACGCTAAATCCATAGCCTTTAGTTGCCAACAGCCAATATGGACGGATTTCGTTGCAATAGACTTCCCATGTAAGCTCTTTTACTTCTTGATTGGTTTCTTCTTGGCTGTCTGTGCCTCTTTCGCCAGCATCTTTGATAAAAAACTGTTTTTCTCCATTTCAGCCGACAAATCGTTGTAGAGCGACATTATATCTCCACCCTCTTCATTCTCTGGGTCGAGATAATCGTCAAGCAAATCATACATCTTCGCTAATTGCTTCTCTTTTGCTTCTTTATCGTCAAAATCAAAGCCAAATTCGTCAGCGTGAAACTTTTGCAAGCCCACGAGCAAAAACTCCGGTAAAAATCCAAGCATGTTGTCAATGACTTCAAGTCCCTCGCCCTTTTGCTCCATTCCTACGAGCCTTGGGATAATTTTATTCTTATATACCGGTGCATATCCGAATTTAACTGTATACTCTTTTCCACTTAATTTAATTTTCATTTTATCTTTCCCTTTCTCCCTAATTTATATAGGGAAAGAGGCAGTTTTAACACTGCCTCAATTACCTTGCTATATTGTTTCTTCAAGTTCGCTGTCAGCCGTGCTATCATCATAGCCAACCGCTACGGCTTTTTTCGATTGGCTCATGATTTTTTTGTGAGTGTGATTTCTGCTGGATAGCCTTGGTCATCCTCTGTGACCGCAACATCGTAGTTATCCTCAATCCACTTAGGTACTGTCTGTACTGATACAGTCGCAGTTCCTGTTAAGTGGTCATCAGAAGCCTCGCCTGGGGCGAATGACTCCTGACCGATAAAAGCACAGATACCTTCTGAACCTTTTCCGTCTGTACCATAGAGAATGATAAAGTCAAGTTTCTTACCCTCATTGGTTACCATCTCGTCTTTGTACTTCTTCTCAAAAGCTCCCTCAACTTCCATAGAACCGGCTGAACGTCTGCCCATTTCCTGTGTCTCTACTAAATCCTCAAGAGTTGAAGTATCTACCATGTTCTGTGAGCCGAATGGTGAGGGAATTGATTTTGCTCTAAGTAAGAGCTTGTAAGTTCCAGCCCAGTAATCGCCACTTGTGGCGGATGCGGTTGGTGTCTTGTAAGCAATTCTGCTTTTTAATCCTGTTGCCATTTTTATTACCTCCTAATTTTTCATAAAAAAATAAGAGCCAAAAAGCTCTTATAATCTATCGTTCCAGTCGAATGACCGCCTAGCACGTAATGTTGCTGTCCATAATTTGCCGTTTTTTCTAGCGAATGGGGCTGGCGCTAACTTGAATGACATGGCTTTGTACTCATTGGCCACTGTCTGCGCCACATTCAAAGCTTCTGAACGGCTTTTATTTGTTGTAACAATTACTTGCGCCGTAAATAACACTGTATTTATTCTTTCACACTCTAAATCCTCATTCTGTTCAATAGGTTCGAGTGCTTGAACTAGCACTGTCGGAAAACTAGCCGTTGCACTGTCCGACTGTTCCTCTTGCGTGAATTTTAGCTTGGGATATTTAGTTTTCAATTTTTCCTCGCATCGGGTTTTCACAATCGCATATGTGAGATTTTCAAGGTCATAAACCCATTGATTTTGGCTTGCCACTTTATCACCTCAACTAAAAAATTTTCCGTGCCGTTCTCATAATGTCGTTTTCCATTTCTACAAATGCGTGATACATCGGCATTGTAGGTGTAATGCCGTATGAATGGTGTAATTCTCCACTTTCGTCTCTCCAATACCAACCCTCACTGTCAAATGCGTGTGTCTGCCCCGGGAAAGTTCCTTGACCGCCTCTTGTGTCGTTAAAATGCGGTTTAGCTTTCCAGCCCGAGCCGTATTCAGCCATGAGTAAAGGCGATACATCAACTGTCTTAAGCCCGTCTGCCGTCTGCCATGTGCTTTGTATCTGCCCTGTTTCTGTGGCAAGCACAATAGCCGTACAGCCGTCTGTTGTATCTTTAATTTCATAGCTAAATGTAATATAGTGCCCGAAATTGCCTGTATTTGCTTGTGCTACAGCAATGCCATTACTAGCAAGCTCTCCAACAAACGCTATGCACTTGTCCTGCAAGCGGTCTTTATACCTTTCAAGCTTGTCTATCGCATCTTGTATAGATTTTTCTGTCAGAGAAACGTCAATCTTCATAATTACACTTCTTTCACAACTGCTTTGAGCATGTATTTAACTGAATAGAGAGAGGGCTTGACTCCCACTATTGTAAAGTCTGCGGAAGTCGAATCAACTAGTCCGTTGGCATCCTTTGTAGGCTCGCTATCGAGCCAAATAACATCGCCCTTTTTAAAAGGGTATTCTCCTCTGTCTGTCAGCAAAACAGCATCAAAGTCAGCCGTATTAAAGCCATATTCCTTGTTCTGCGCTTCTCCTCCGTCAAATGATATATTCGCCCTAAAATCAACCGGCTCCGAAAAGCCTGTTTCCTCATGGGTGTAATATATCTTCTCTCCGTCCTCTGTTTCGTAAAACTTTAGATTTCCGTCCTCGTCTTTTTCATAAACTGTGACTGTTTGACCTTGAAGCGCGTACTTCATGGCTTGCTTATTGATGTCAAGCATTTTTCTTTATCTGCTTGTAAATCTGATTAACACCGGTACTTGCCATGCCCGACACAATGCCAACGGCTATTGCATCAAGAATGTTGTTTGCCGGATAACCGGGAATTACAAACATTCCAACAATACCGAGTACTCCACCGGCTACACCTACGATAATAGGAATAATATTATCTTTAACCTGTGGTATCTGCTTTGAAGCATATCCGATTAAATAAGTAATTACCATAATAGCAACTACTGTAGGTACTTGTGTAAAGTCCATCAGTTTTTCCCTCCTTTGCCTAAATGGATTTCCTCAATCTCATTTTTCATTTTTGTTACCCCGCCATCACCTCCGAGCGTGTGGTATGCGTCATACATCTCGCAAAAATTCTGATACGCATATAATGGGATTTCACCAAGCTCCATGTACTTATCATGGTATTCGATAAGCTGTACTCGTAAAAGTAACATTGTACCTTTTCCGTTCGCTTGTCGTAGCTTCTTTTCCTCTTCAATGCGCTCGTTTCTTTCTTTTGTGTCTATCGCTTTTTGCTTTTTCTGCTCTTGTAAAAGCCAAACGATATAACCCAAAAGCGCTGTTAGAACAATCGGTAAGGCAATAATGTATGTCTGATAGATTAAATTATTCATCTTACAGCCTTTCATCTTTGGTAATTGGCACACCGCCCACCACCACTTAATGTGTACCGCCTGCTACCATGTTACCGACATCAGTAAAATGGTAACGCACAATCTTCTTTTGCTTATAGCACTTTGACAAAAGGAAATACTCCGACAAACAGCTTATCTCTGTCTTTCCATGTACGGCTCACTCCACCCTCACTCAATGCGCTCATGTAGTTCTCACCGGCTTGTGAATGGTCGTATACAGCAAGATTGATAATGACATTTTCAAACTGCTTTAAATCGGCAGTTATATCATCATCAGTGAAAGTGTCTGGATAACACCTTTTTGCCTTTACATCTTCCGTGGCTTGCTTAATGAGCTGTTCAATGAGTGGGTTATCTTCCTTTTTATCGAATACAACCACATCAGATGTTGTTTCATCATCATTCGTGACTGTATCAATATGAAATTGTTTAAGTCTGATTTTGACTTGCTCTAATGTGGTGTATTCCATGCCAAGCTCCTTATAATCCAAATTTTTCAATTAACATTTTCTTCAAGTCGCTGCCATTTATTTCTGTGGCATTTTCGATACCATTTTCACTCGCAAGCTTCTTTAGGTCGGCTGTTGACATTCTGTTAATTTCCGTCTTTGTGTATGGTGTTTCAGGTGGGTTCATAAAATCAGAAGGTACCGAATTGCTATTGCTTTCCGGTACCTCGTCTCCGACTTTATACCACACTCCATCATGCTTTATAGAGTGCGTTGCTATCATAAGCCTTAATCCTCCTTAACTTTGAGAACCATAACGCTATCCATACCCTCGAATGTAGGTAATCCAATCATAGATACGATACAGTGAGTATTGATAGGATGGTTTGTAGCATATGTGTATACAGATACACCGGTCTCAACAAGTGAGAGGTTTCCGTCTGTGATACTTCCGCTTCTTTCCTCCGGAGTCTTACCGAATGTGTAATCTCCAAGGAATACTCCGGCAGACTGCGCAGATACAATGCCTGTTGGCACAAAGTATTGTGTCTGTCCTGACTCGTCAACATAGAGCTTATCGTATACTTCAATCTCGATACCATATCCTCTAAGGTATTCAGTAACCTGTCCTTGCTGTAATCTGATACCGCCATTGTAAGCAGTGATACCAAGTACCTGTTTCTTTGTGTCCTCTGCCTTAAGCACCATCTCCCAAGTCTCTGTATTCATGGTGAAACGTGTAAGCGAGTAACCTGTAGCCTTTGCAAAATCTCTACGAGCTGTAATAAGGTCATCGAGTGGTGCACATGTAGTAGGCTTATCCCATGCGCTTGTGCCGGTAATTGACTTAAAGTGCTTTTCCTTATGCTCTGCTCCATTGTCGGCTGTGTAATCAACGACATAGTTCTTATCGCCAAGCACAACCTTTACCTTTGGTACACCATCTGTAGGCGCAAGTAACTGCCAAATCTGTCTCTCCGGTACAACTAATGCGCCCTCAATTAACATCATTGGTTTCTTTGAAATTTCACGTAATACGTTATTGGCAAGGCTAGAGTTTTCAGAAGTTCTGTAATTGTCATACTCCTGTTCCTCTTTCTCTGTTACCATATATCCCTCACGATAAAATGGCATTGAGTTCTGAATGTCAGAGAAACCTCCAACGTCTCTTAACTCTGCCTGTGCATCAAAGTTTGAAGCTTTGAGTGATACCGGCAGTCCGTTCTTACCCTTGATAAATCTAAGGTCGAGTGAGTCCTGTTTACGTGTTCCGAATTTTTGTCTGCCAAGATAAGGGGCAGTTCCTAATGTCTTTTTGTAGTTATCCCACATTACACCGAGGCTTCTCGCTGTAAATGCTTCTGCTAATGGTAATGCCATGTTCTTCTACCTCCTTTTAGACCTCACTTGCTACAATCTTTGGTGCGCCATAGAAAGTAACTCTAGGTGTTGCAGTTCTAGCTTCATCTGCGATTGAAAGAGACTTAGCTTTCTCCCAATCAATAGTTCCCTGATATACATATGTTCCAGGTGCGTCACCCATCGTTACATCTACATCGTGTAACAGATAGCCCTTGCACTCTGCGTCATTGCTTGGGAATGGTGTACCGGCCGGTACAATCTTCATTCCGTTTCCATCTGCGCTTGTTACCATAGTCTGTGGTACAAGGCACGCTGCACCCTCATAAGGGAAAAATTTTAAAATTCCTTTACCCTGTGTAAAGTCTCTTACGATTGGCTTTCCCATCGTTCTACCTCCTGTTTTAAATTACATAGTTGTTTTGACTTTCAGCACTTGCAACTGTGCCAAACGAGATTTGTTCTGCATTGGCTACATCTGCTGGCTTTGAGTCGGGTTCATTATTGTTACCGCCATTGCTTGGATTAGGAGTATCTCTGAGTGCGTTTTTCTCATACTCCGCTATCGCATTGGCTTTCATGTCGGAAATAATCTTGCCAAGTGATGTTGTGTCAAAAGAGCCATCCTCTTTTACTACTGTCTTTGCCTGTTCTGCAGTAATTCCAAAATCAGACATTGCACTCTCTCGTAAATCTCTGACAGCATTATCTTTCTGTAGCTTGGCTATCTGCTGATTGGCTGTCTCTAAGGCTTTATTTGCCTTTTCAAGCTCCGTCATGTTGCCATTCTGTAGCTCGTCAAGCTGCGTCTGTAGCTCGTCAGCTTTGTCGGCTTTAGCTTTATACTGATTGGCTTTCTCTTTCTCTCTTGCCATTTCCTCACCGCTCTTGTTAAGCAGATTTGTTATCTGCTCATCCGTTGCGTCCGGAAAAAGCTTCAAAACATCATTTCTTGTCATTTCAATTACCTCCGTAACTCACGCTTTTGTTATCGCGGGTCGCTCCCGCCGAGTTTTTCTGTTGTTTAACGCACAACTGCAAATTTTGTATAATAAAAAGCAGCCTATAAGTTTCCTTACAAGTTGCTCATTATTTGTAATATTTAAGACTGCATCTACACCCTGCTATTTCTTTTACCTCTGCGCCTAGCGAATGGTCTTTTGGAAACATCATCAACGAATTTCCAACTTCAAACGGCTCAAAAATATCAATTCTCTTTCTGTCAACTTCTGCATGTGTAGGTCTGACATGTGAATCTTCTTTTGAACGCCACTCTTTTGTTTTGTAACCTTGTTTCACCATTTCAGTTTGCAATCTGTAATTGCCGACTGCATTAGCTTCATTCGCAGCTACATTTTTTGCTCGCTTCTGTGAAGTAAAATACTCTACTTCAGTATTTTGTGTGGTAGCGTCAACTACCTCATTCACAATGTACCGGGCATAATCCGTAATGTATGAGGGTGTTTTCTTTGCCTTACAATACTGTGTGGCAATGCTCTCATATCTGATGATAAATTCTTTAGTGATAGTTGTTATCTCTGTTTCTTCCTTGCCGGATAGCAAGGCAAATAGCATAACAAAGATTTTTTCAAACTTTTCAGCAAGTTTTTTTCTATCTTCCTTTTCCTCGTCAGATAAATCCATCTCACCAAAATATGTGTCGTAATCTATGTCTTGTATTTCATTTTTGTTAAGTGCGTGGATTTCGTCTGCCATATCAAGCTCCAAAATAAATTGACAGCCAATTATTCATCGGCTGTCTTTCCATTGTTCTTATCATCGTTATTACTGTTAGGTGTAGCTGCTGTCGGCTGTTCTTCCGGGAATAACATTTCCATGCGCTTAGCGCTTTCAAGAGTGACTTGTTCAGGGTCGCTAAACATGTCAATCGTCTTAACAGCTCTCTTGTAATTGATACCGCACCTAAGTAATATTTCAAGCACTTCTGCCTTAACAAGCATGTTGTCTAGCTTGTTGTGATTAATGTGTATCTCAACATCACTAGGCATAAGCGTAAAGCCCTTATTAATTCTCAGCCTGTTAAGAATAAGCCTAAGTGCCATTCTCTCTGATTTCTTAAGAATAGGCTCATTAATAGCTGTCCTAAGTCCGGCATCGTAATGTCCGTTTCGTAGTTCTACGGCAGAACCGGTGTCACCGCCTGTGTTGCCCTGACGATTTGCAAGGCCTTGAATACTTAAGAATCTTTCAAAAAGGTCTGTGAAAACCACTTGCCCTTCTGTCTGATTAAGCTCGCTTGTCATTACATCAACATCAGCCTTGTTATCTGAGCCATTGTTAGATTTAACTACCAATGCTCCCTCTTGTCGCATTTTTCTAAATGTATCTATGTCAATCTCGCAATTAACAAATTTAACCCATGCAGATACAAACTGCTCGACACCATTAATTCTGTCTGATGTAAGCACGTTGATAGCATCTGTAATTGCAATAGTCATTTCGATGTCAGATAATCGCCTTGCATTGTTTGGATATTCAATCACCGGAATAGCTCTATTTCCGTTTATTCCGCTATCGTAAATCTTGTCGTTACGAATATCAAACCACTCATTATCGGTGAACACATAATAAATATTTGCTCCGTTCTCATCCTCTCCGATTTGACAAGAGAATGCCGGACGTCCGTTTGAGTAGTATGCTACAAACGTATACATTGGATTTTCAGACGATAGGTAAAAATCGCTCTCATCAAGCAACTGTCCTTGTCCGTCATCGTTACCGATAAATCTGTAGCCAGTACCGCATATACTTCTCCAACGATGTATGTCTATGTCGCACTCTTGTTTACTTTCAGAGTCCATCGTAATGTTAAGCTGTGTAATTTCTTCCGACTTATGGTTATCAGTACCACGTAGCACATATTGGATTGGCTCGGCACACATCTCTGCAGTCTTTCTCTCAACAAGCTCATATGCAAGATTTACAGCAATCTTGTTATTGATTTCCGGGCGGTTCACTTTCTGCCGATACAAAATTGGTTGGTCACCACGATAGTATCTGTCAAGATACTCAATCTCAATAGCATTTTGCTCGTGAATCACAAGTGCTTTATTCAGTTCTTCGATTATGTTGTTTTTTGTGATTTGCCTTTTACGTGTAAAAATAACTTGTCTGCCGTAATTATTTTGGCAGACGGCTGAAAAAGGTCTTACATTTTTATGAGCATATCTATACATCAATAAAACCTCATGCCACTTGCAGAAGTTCTTTGTGGAACCTCTTTTATCTGAAATTCTTGTGTGCCAGCCCAAAACCATATCCATTTACGGCAGTGCGTACACATTACTTTGTGGTGTTTCTTGTCGCTTTTATTTACCCACGTTAATAGCTTTCCGCAACGAGGGCACATTACACTTCGCTTTCCTGTTGGAACAATATTAATATTCTGATTATTCATGTCACCCTCGCTTCACTAAAAATAGCACCCACAATCTGTGAGTGCCATTTCTAAAAGAGATTTTACGCAATGAACGAATTACATTTTTTTCATCTTACACATTATCACATTCTAAGCGAACCGAACGAACAAACTTACATTTTCTTAAAAAATCTTTCAAACTCCATTCTTACACTATCTGCTGTGGCTTTACCGCCAAGCGCATATGCTGTCTGCAACCATGATTTATTTTCCAAAAATCTAAAATTAATTATTCTTCTCATTCTGCTATCATCAAGGCTTGCTATAAATTCTTCTACATCGTTTGTCTTTTCAAGCAAATCATCTTGTAAAAGCTGTAACGTAGTCATTCTTGAATAAAGCAGTGTACGCTTGCGTCCGTATTCAGGATAAGGTACACCCTCGATTTTAAAGTGCTGTGTACCGCCCATACCGCCCGACACGGTGTCAATCACGCTTTCTCCGTTTTCTATCTTTTCAAGGTCATCTTGCAATTTAGCAATTTTCTTTCTAACCTCTTTAATTTCCTCTTGTAAGTCTGAATACTGTGATAAAACTTCCTTTGTCATTAATAAAGCCCTCCTCTGAACGGATTGTGTACTGCTTCAACCTTTGCCATTCGCTTTTCTCTAAAAATCATATCGCACAACTGTGCTGTAGAATCCACACCATCATCATGTTTCATTTTGCCCTCATATGTGCAAGAAAGAACGTTTTGAAAATATTTTTTGTATTCCTTAGTTTGTCTTTCAAGTTTTATGAAATGCAGTTTTCTTATATCCGGCGCATGATTTTTAATTCTGTCCATTTTTGCAGTTTTGTTATCTGCCGGGTCATGGCTTGTCAATATTGGGTAGCAATCTTTCTTCCATATTTTCTCGCACTCCAAACGATAGGCAGATGTTGTTTTTGTTTCCTCAAAATGTACCTCTGCTGTTTTATTCGGGAATTTATCTAAGTGACTTTCCATTCTGCTTGTTACTTCGGGAATTGTTATATCCTTATCACCATCGTTATATACAACATCTACGATATAGTATTCCTTTTCAATCTCATAGCAAATCGGCATTGATACAAAGTCTCCACCGCCATATGCCGGGTCGTTTGCCGAAAAAATTCTATCAGGTCTTATTCCCTCAATTTCTGCCGGGTCAAAAAAGTTCATGTTATCAATATTGAACATCTGACCTTTTCTTTCTATCGGCTCTTGCTGATATTGGGCGAACCATGAAGCCATATCGTCATTATCTTCAAATGAAGCCATTCTACGCTTATAATCTAATGTGGAATATCCTAATTTGTAGGGATAATCAAAATTGCTCTCATTGTTTTCATTGAGTGCCGGAATTATGACCTCTCTATGGCGTATGTTTTTATATTCAGGATTATTTGCAAGCAATTCTAATCTGCGTCCTTGAACATCTTTTGGCGCCCATCTCGTGCCTATTCCTAGCAACTTTGCTTTGCCGGGCTTAATTCTTGGCATAAAGTTATTATCAAACTTGCCCCAAACTGTAGCCTGTCTGTCCTCGCTTAACGCTTCATCAATACCACTAAATAAATCGTCATATACTCCTAAGCCGTCACAGTCACACGCTCCGTTCAGTGTTCCGTATATAGAGCGCATGGTAAATGTTGGGTATGTTTTTTTACGCAAGAAATCTATCGTAAGGTCTTTTCCGTCTGTGATAGCTTTTTTCTCTACAATTTTAGGGTAAATGTCTTTGTAGGTGTACGTTGGGTCATTTACCATTTCTAATGTTCCATCGTAAAATCCTCCGGTTATTTTGTCGGAATATGCAGAATATAGATTTGACCTCTCAGGCCTGTTTGAACCAAACCACAAATTACCCATTTTAACGATTTGAGTCTTTCCGATACGTCCAGGGCAAAACACCATACCCTCATCGAGCTTGTCATCGTACAAATCTTGAATGAGCTGTGCGACTTTGCTTAACGGATTTCTTCTCGGCAAATAAAATCTTTCCCATGGTGGACGATTTTTTTCCATGTAAATCATAAAGCTCTCAAACTTATAGTGAGCTTCCATTAGAAATAAATCAAAATAGTGATTAACTAAGTCATATGGTGTAGTCTCATGCTTAAAATGGTAATAATCCAAATCCCAAATCGTACCACCCGTTTTAGCCGTGCAGAAGCCCTCTATAAGCTCTTTTGCTCTCTTGGTGAGCTGTAGTCCATACTCAATATCTTTCTCGCCATTTATGGCTACACTGCAGGCGTCTACATAGGCATTAATTACTTGCTCGTCTTTTCCTTTATCCTTTATGTAGTTTTCATATCCATTTACTGTGGAAATAAGGCTCTGACTAGCCATAAGAAAAGCACCTCCACTTTTAAAAAGCAAAGGTGCTTATAGACCTCTGCCTATAATTTTTCTAGGGTAGCGACTACAAGCAATCTGTAGCCGGTAATTGTTTTTATTCGTTTGCTTTGAAATTGTAAATCGGTTTTATAATGTCAACTATTTCAACAGTATCTTTTATATTTCCAATTATTTCATCCATTGTTTTATATGCCATAGGGCTTTCATCAATCGTGGATGTATTTACAGATGTTGTAAATATTCCGTCCATTGCTTTTTGATACTCTTCTAGCAAAATACTTTCTTTTGCCTTTGACCTACTCATAGTTCGCCCCGCTCCATGCGGTGCTGAATAATTCCAATCTTCATTTCCCTTGCCAATTCCCAAAATGCAACCGTCACGCATGTTTATTGGTATTAGTACTTTTTCCCCCGCTTTTGCAGAAATAGCGCCTTTACGAACAATATTTGTATCGTGTTCAATGTAGTTGTGAATCGTTTGAAATCGCTCCGTTTCTTTTGTAACTTTCCAACCCATATAGTAGCAAATAATGCTCTGAATGGCTCTTCTGTTAATTTCCGCAAACTCTTGGCATAATTTCATATCGTGTAAATACATTTCTCTATGTTTTCCAACAAGATATGATAACTCTCTAGGGATTTTAGTTGTATTTTTTTCGTAGGACTGCTTTAATTCTTTGATAGCCTTGCTGATTTCTCTTTCTCTCTTACATTTTTTGTATTCAGCAATCAATTTCTCACTATCTTGTTTGAAATTCGATTTTCCCGATATATCATCAATCGCCATTTGCTGATATATTTCTGCAACTTGCTTTCCGACATTTCTACTTCCCGAATGAATAACAAGATATTTATTATTCTTGCTATCGCTATCAACTTCGATAAAATGATTGCCGCCTCCCAACGTGCCGCAACTCCTTTTCAGCCAATCTATATTTTTCAACTGTTCCTTGCAATACAATTTTTCAATAATATCGCTTGCGACAGATGAGTTTTCTTCTTCATGAACCCTTCTACCACTTGGAACATATTCTCTAATGATGTTATCTAATCTCTCAAAATCAATATCAATATTCCCCAAGTTTGTAGTAAGCATCCCACAGCCTATGTCAACTCCAACAATATTCGGTATTACTTTTTCCCCTAAATCAGCAGTAAACCCGATAACACACCCTGCTCCTGCATGAACATCTGGCATAATTCTTATCTTGCAATCCGAAAATGCCGGCTGTTTTATAAGCGTATATATCTGATTTAATGCTTCATGTTCTATATTTTCTGTAAATATTTTCAAATCAGCCATAATATGTTCCCCTTTCTGCCGATAATCAGCAATTTAATTCCACTGCCATTCCATTTCCTCTTCGCTAAGATATTTATGTCTCACTCTGTACCTGTCAATATCTTCTTCCGCGAATGTAATTATACTGTTTGCAAGTCTTACATAAACTTCGTATTCGTATTTTCCGTTTGATTTTTCCCACGTTTTGCAGATAACTCCTATGTCCGACTTGTTTACTACAACAATATCTCCAAAAAGAAATCTAGGTTTATTCATCCTTGCCGTCCTCCACAATCCCATCAATTATTGCTCTCTCGACATTTTTTCTAAGCCATTTCGGAATTGAATCATCTTTGCTTATACATGGTGTCTTTGTTAAATAACCACCGGATATATCGCCGCAAAGCATTGTGTTTTGACATTCCATAATCTCGCTCCTTTTCCGCACTCTTTTATAGTTCTTTTGACTCTTCTATTATTTTTGCATTTCTTGCCGAACTAAATTCTTGATAGTTTCGCGGTTTTCGTCCCAAGTGCGTCTCTGCATATTGTTCAACAGCTTTTTGCGAAATATCTACTCCAAAAGCTGTTTCTATCGGTTTGTCATTTCTACCGCCTATTTCCTGCGATTGTGCTTCTCTAAACGCTTCACGCTCTATTGATTTAATTACTTCTGCCATGCTCATAGTTCAAACACGCTCCCATATGTTACTCAACTACATACCAATCTTCTGCTAAACAATCATTAATTGACGGAACCCATGTAGAAACAGTGCTATTAACATTTTTGATAGCAAAATACGGATTGTAATGTACTAAATCGTCTTTATCTGCAATGGATTTCCCAATTTCTGTATAAGACTTAAAATTGCCGGCCGGAACGTAATACACAAACATTCCCTTGCCATTCCAACCTTTTCTTGCTACTTTTTTGCTGTTTTTTAATGCTTCAATTGCCTGTCCAAAATTCATAATTTATTTTCTCCTTTACAATTTATTATTTTTCATTTTCCATAAATCTTTCAAATTCTTCCATGCATTTATAGCACAAGTCGTATGTGGTATTAAAAATGCCGTTCTTTGTAACCGAATTTCCACACAGTATTCCTTTTTTAATTTCTGCACCGCACCTATCGCAAGTGCACCATTTTCTTTCATGCTCCATTTTTCATAAACCTCTTGAACTCTTTCCTGCACTTAGGGCATAAATCGTATTGGATATTATCTCTCCATATAGCCATTGGAAACACTTCCCTTGCTAAATCTTCGGCTGTGCATATGCTTTTTTCGTAAAGAGGTTTTACCTCTCTTGTTTTGATATATGCACATTTTTCATCGTAGCGTATTATCTCTTTTCCGCACCTATCGCAAGTGCACCATTCTTTTTGATGTTTCATTCTTCCACCGCCTTTTAAACCAACCCTAGCATACACAAAATATCAAGTCCTGATATTCTCTCCGCACCCTCTCTTGTGTGCATAAGAATTTCTTTGAGTCTTTCATTTTCTGCATTACTATACTTGTCTTTGCTATACGCTTCTGAAAAACAATAATATTTGCAATATCCATAGCCTACGCCAAGCATGTTTCCGTGAATACTCTTTCCGACAATATCGTAATATTTTGGCACTTTTAAAATATTGTGTTTTTCATCTAGGGTACATTCCTTTTGCTCTGCTTTTAGCTTTGATTGAAGATATTTCAGAAAACTTTGTATATCCTGTTCTGATTTGGAAATATATAAAATAGTTTCGTTCATTCTTCCACCAACTTTCTACCGCAGATAGGGCAATAATTGATTTTTATATATCCAAGGCAACCACTGTCTCCTGTGTCAATCAACACTCCGAATCCATTTTCATCTTTGCAAATAAAATCTCCGCCAGCGTATCTTTTTTTCATATATTCATCATCGTTCATTGCTATATCTTCGCAAAATTCGCACATGCTTCTTATTTCTCCTTTGCCTTAAACAGTGTGTCAGGAAATGGAATACCTAAAAAGTGCATATTTGCGTACTTCCTAAATGTCGGCACACTCATACCGGCTATCTTTGCTGCTTCTGCCTGTGAGCATCTGCCATATGCGTATTCCATCAATCCCTCTCGGAATGAATCAATATTTCGTGTCTTAACTCCTTTTGCTATATTTATACCTCCGCTTAATACTCTATAATGCCTTGTGCCAACTGTAGCAGATAGTCGCTTTTAGCAAAATGTGTTATCGAGTAGTTAGTCTCTCTTCTGTGTGTTCGTCTGAAATGCTCATTAACCATTCTATCAAGCCCAGTAAGTCCTGTTTTGTCTGCTAGGTAAACATCTGTCCACTCAAAGTGATTATGCTCCGTATCGGTCACATTAGAAAGCGACAGACATACATTAGTCAGAGTCTTATCGGTCAAGATTGGGTGAACCTTGGCAAAATATGTTTCGTACAGGTTCATGTATCTGCGGAATGCGTTTTTGACTACTTCTCCGACTGTCTTATTTTCAATACTGTTGTCACAGATTTCAGAAAATCTATTGAGCATATCATCTTTCTTTGCTTGCATATCCTGTCGGGTGACTCTTGCCGTCTGTTTCTCGGAAACAGATGTATGTACCTCTCCATCAATGTTAGTTGATGTATGTACCTCTCCTATAGTTTCACTTATATTATCTTTTATATTATCTATATTATTATTATGAGTATCAATTTTTTGAACACCCTCGTTCAAGTTTTTTGAACACCCATTATATTTTTTTGAACAGGTGTTCAATTTTTTTGAACTCCGTTCAGTTTTTTCTTTTTCCTTTCGGATTTGCTTTCTTAATTTTATTTTTTTCAATTCCTCATCATCGGGTTTGACTGCACTATAATTGCAAAATTTTACTCCGTTGATAGTTTTCTCCGCCTTTTTAACAAAACCATCATCAGCCAATTTGTTGAGAAGATTAAAAGCTGTTGTCTTTGAGCAATTAAGCCACTCTGCAACATAATTCAAGCTCCCTTTAAACTCGCTCTCATTGTCTTGCGAAAAGCCATATATTAAAGCATAAGCAATCAGTTCATTTCCTGAAAGACCTAATTCCTTTACCATAAACCCTTGAATTGCTATAAAATTTTCATTTTTAATTTTTGCCATTTTATTTACCTCCTACGAAAGATAATAAGAGCGTACCACCTTATTCGCTCAACTCTACGATTAACAATAACAACAAACAGGCAGTCGTAGTTCTGCTTTTCGGTAGCTAACCTAGTTTGTTGTAAATAGTTGCACGGAGAGTCGAACTCCGTCAGACCAAACCATGCCAATGCATTTCAAATCTGCAAATTCTATTTTGCAAAGAGTTTTCTGTTTCCGATAATACAACTACTATCCATACATCTCCCATCGACCGGAACTATTGCAGTAGTATCCGACTAAGTGGAGATAAGAAATTGATGCGGTGTGGATTTGAACCACACATAAAGCGTGCACTCTTTACGTTGGAGGGAATCGAACCCATAGGCATAACCCAAATGTTTTTAATCCATATGCCTGTCTCCTGACCATTCGCTACTTACCCTTTTGTATACACATCAACAGTCGGTGTCCCCCGACTAGCGCCGACATCGTGAATCGAACACGAACAACATTTCTGTTGGATAGCTTAGCAAGCTACTGGAATACCATTATCCCATATCGGCAAATAATTTATTGGCAGGACTTAGCAGCGCATTTTCTGTACCGCCCATTTAATCAAGCCTTGTCGCCTACTTGAACCAATAATTAATCGGCAAGGCTAGGAATCGAACCCGCGACAAATCAGCTAATAGCCGACTGCTCTACCACTGAGCTACATGCCGATAGTAAGGCAAAACTAATTAGGCTAGTTTTGCCTCTGCATGAAAAAATTCAACAAAGGGGAAAAGCAGAACCCCTATTTGCAGAAATATCTGCAAGCTGACTTGATAGGACTCGAACCTACAACTACTTGATTAACAGTCAAGCGTTCTACCTGTTGAACTACAAGCCAGTAATGAGGATGAAGTCTAAGGAGTGGCAACACCCTCCGGAGATATAAATTTGTATGTGCTGTAGGAAAAGAACTAGCGAAACCTACAGCAAAGGACATGTGAGGAATTGCACCTCACCTAAGACTCACTGATTTGAGTTGCCCTAGTTTAACAATTAAAGGGGGTATATATGTCTACTCTGCCTATTACAGATGTCTTTACGACAGGTTGGTTTTCACGCTCGTGTATTGTGGGATTATACACGATTAAACCCTCACGAGCCTTGTGACGGCTCTTAACAGCTTTCCACTATGAGGGTGAAAGGAACTACTAAGTCCAATGTCGGGGAACCAAGTAAACCCCGAACAGGGCATGTTGGATTTGAACCAACGAATACAGGAATCAAAATCCTGTGCCTTACCGCTTGGCGAATGCCCTATATTTACTGCCACATAAAAGCTATGGCAAGTATCTGGCCGAACATTACAGCAATACCAAGAAATCTTGTGCCAACTGCCGCTTTTTCGTTTAATGTGGCGTTTGCCATTCCAAAAGCAATTAATGCTAGCCATACTGTTGTTGCAATTTTTAGTACAAACATGATTTACACCTCAAAATCTAATTATCCTTAAAGCCCTCTATCAGCGACTCGGTTATGGTAGCCAAGACTAGAAACACTGCCGAGATAAGCAATCCATGCTCGTCAGATAAGAGTATTGCACGAATTGTGCAAAGCATCATCAGCCACAGGAAAACATTTTTAATCAACACCGGAAGTTCCTTATCCACGAATTTTCCAAACACTTTCCATCTGCGCCTAGATTTAAGCTCACGAGCTTTAACCATGTACCATGAAGCTTTTTGTATATCTTGCGTGAAGCTATCTTTATGCCCGGCACGATATTTATACTTGTATGCAGTAATCTCACACCATTTCGCCACATCTTTAAGTCCGTAAATGTCAATCATTTCATCAATGCACTTTTTACGATTAGGCAAATTGTAGTGGCTAGGGTGATTTACCATTTCGGAATTAATTTTGTTAGACTCAAATCCTGTTAATTTCATAGCTGTCAGCTCCTTTACTGTTATATATAATATATAACTATTATTTAATCATAGTTGTATGTATATATATTATTATTGTGTATGTTGTTTAATTAATATATAACTTATGTTATAATAATAAATACTGCTTGGTAAGGTTAAGGTATGAGTAAAGGCCTTTTTGTTTTGGCGGATATTTTGGGGGCTAAGTGGGGCGGTTTGCTGCTTTTCCTGTAGACCCCCAGGGCATCCAATACGTGCACCGCTCAGCTCTCAAATATCAAGCATTTTAAATTGTATCTATTGCATGTACAATTCACTTCTATGCTTTCAACTCTTCGCTAAACAACTGTTTTGTGCATAGTTGTAATAACTCAATAGCTCTCAAAGCCTTGTAAATAAAGGGTTTAGAATTGTGTGTATTGCATATACAATTACTTGGCATTATCAACCATGTTATCGCTCGGTAATGCTTTAATGTTCTGACTATTTGCACCACCTAACTGCGGCAATTCATTAGCAGTTAACGCTCTTGCTTGTGTAGCCTCGTAGCCAATTCCCGGCTGATTCATGCCAAATTCATTATTACCAACGAACATAGCACCGACAGGGGATTTATTGTCGTATGCTCTATCCTTGATACAATCTTTACGGATTCCTTGCAATTTTTGCCAAATCTCATAACTTTTAGGACTTGACTCTTTATTCAGTCTCCAATTATCTATAACACCACAATCTATATTACACCAATTACTAAATGCAACAGTACTACATAGCTTGTTATATTTATCACTAATATATATATATTCATCACATATATTATTTAATATATTATAATTATATCTATTGTAGTTAGTTAACATACATGTATTATCATATAACTGTTTATCTTTTAATATACTGTTATCATTAAATATAATCTCTCCGACTCTTTTACAAACAGCTTTCCAAGGTCTTTGACCCTCGCTTTTCAAATCGTCAATTTGCAGTTCTTGACAAGCCTGTTCTATAGCCCTCTCGAAGTCCTCCCGATAGAGCTGGAAAGTGCCAAAATCAGCAATTAAATGTTTAGTTATATTTCCTTTAATTTTTTCCATCTCAGCACCTCAAAATCATAAAATAAAAAAGCCCGCACCGCTTGGAGTAATTCCAAACAGTACGGGCAACCGGCTTCCGCTTATTAATTAAATTTAAAATAATAATAATCAAATATACTTATTTTGTCAATATATTGAATTGTTTAATATATAACAACAACTGTATTGATTAATATATACCACATTACACCTGTCTCTTATACACATCTGACGCTGCCGACGATCGCATAA